GCATTACTGCAGGACATATGGGGACATATAGAAGACATTGGCCAAAATGATTTAAAATTAGATTATTATGAACCACAATTCGAAGTAATTTCGGCAGAGCAAATGATTGACGCTTACGCGTCAATCGGGATGCCGGTAAATTATAGTCATTGGTCATTTGGCAAAGAGTTTCTGAAAAATTGGAACAAATATCAAAAGGGAAGTATGGGACTTGCTTATGAGATTGTCATCAATACAAATCCTTGTATAAGTTATTTGATGGAAGAAAATAATGCAGTTACCCAAGCACTTGTTATGGCACACGCAGGCGTTGGTCATGCAGCGGTCTTCAAGAACAACTACATGTTTAAGGAATGGACAAGTGCTGGTTCGATTATCGATTATCTAATCTTTGCTAAGAACTATATCCAGGACTGTGAAGCACGATACGGTGCAGATGAAGTTGAAATGTTGCTAGATGCAGCTCACACCATTTCTATGCAAGGCGTTGATAAGAGAAAGCGTAAGCATAAAAAGAAGATTAATGAAGAACAACAGGCGGCGATGGATGTCAAAAAAGCTGATGAGCTTCAGAAAGATTTAGACATCATTATCCAAACAACTTCTATTCAACCGCCTAAGAAAGAACCGACAGAGCAGGATTTGGATGATGTTGGAGATGAAGAAAATCTGATCTACTTCATCTACAAGAATGCTCCAAACATGAAGAAATGGCAGAGAGAAATTCTTCGTATCGTTTACAAAATCCGTCAGTACTTCTATCCTCAAGGTCAGGATAAGATTTTGAATGAGGGTATGGCTACCTTCACCCACTTCTACATCATGGATGAGTTGGAAAAGAAGGGCTTGATTTCAGATGACGCCCAGCTTGCATGGTTACACCTACATTCAAACGTTATCTATCAACCAGACATGCATTCGAAGCATTATAAAGGTGATTTCAACCCTTATGCCCTAGGCTTTGATATTCTTAAAGAAGTAAGACGGATATGTTCGGACCCAACGAAAGAAGATGAAGTGTGGTTTCCTGACCTGGTCGGTAAAGATTGGAGAACTGAAGTCAAGAATGCTGCGTTCGATTATCGAGATGAGAGTTTCATTGAACAGTTTATGTCGCCTACCTTAATGCGTAAGTACAAGATGATGTCTGTTGAAGTAATGGATGATTTGGGTCTCGTAAAGGATGTCTCAGATGATATCGGTTATTCCCAGATGCGTAGAGATTTTGCTCGTCAGCATAACCCGATTAATCATATCCCTGACATCGTTGTTAAGTCCGCGAAAATGACTGGGGATAGAACTCTTACTCTGGAATATCGACCATATATGGGTCGTTCCTTACATCAGTCCAGTGCAGAGAAAACCCTGGAACATGTTCATCTGCTTTGGGGTTATCCAGTCGAAATTGTTACAATTGATGAGGCTGGGGAATTGACGGTCATCAAACGGTTGCCATAAATAAGTTTACACCTGATTAGTTTTATGGTATAATTACACCATAAATGGTAACCTTAAAGGAAAATTGTATGTTTAAATTCTCTGCTCTTGTATTGGCACTTTCTGTCACGTCTGTTATGGCACAACCTGTCAATAACTATCTCCCCGATGTCAATGAACGTATGCCGGATGGTGCTTCTGGTCCCGGTATTGTTCACACCCAGCGAGTTTATGGTCGAGTTATCTCGGTCGGTAATCCTGTAATGAAGAGTGTTGCAACTGGTAAGTCCTGCTATCCAGTCAATTCGGTTCAACCTCAATACCAGGAACAAAGCGGGTCTTCAGTGAATGCTGGAACAATCATTGGCATGATTGCTGGTGGTATCGTTGGTAATCAAGTTGGTGGTGGACAGGGTAAAACTGCTGCTACTGCCTTAGGTGCTGCTACTGGTGCATTGGTCGGTAACAACATGAACCAACAACAAAATCAAGCTTCTCGCAATCAGTACCAGCCAAATCAACAGCAATGCGAAACCACATACGAACAACGTATCGTTGGTTACTCATTCGTTGTCGAATACAACCAACTTCAAATGCAAGGTTTCATGAACCGTCAGCCTCAACTCGGTGAACAAGTTCAAGTTATCGTTCGAAGCACATACTTCCCAGGTAACTAACCAAATCTAACTCAGCGAAAAGGGCTTCTAAGAAGCCCTTTTCTTATGCTCGGAATAAGTTAATCAACCCATTTTAAACCGAGTGTTGGTGCAGAACGGAAAGTTCCGTCTAACATTGCATAGACTTTGTATCCAAGGATAAATTTAACTTTACCCATTACCTTGGTGTACTTCCATATAGTCCCATAAACATCGGTGCGTTCCCACAAGCCTTCTACGCGTTCTGGGGCATAGTCAGAAGTCTGTGAACCCATCCAAACAGCAAGACCCATAACCTGATTTCTTAGACCCATCCAGTACCAAGCACAGACATTTTTCCCATGCTTGTCGAAAACGGATTTGACTTCAGGAATAGCGAGGTCGCCAGGTAGACGGTTATCAGGTGTCTGAAACCAGGACAACCACCAAGGCAGGTCACCCATGTAGGTTGGGACTGGTGGAAGAGTTCGTTGAGGTTGAGTAGTAATCTTATCATCCCACTTAATGAAAGGAATGGTAAAGATGACTAAGATTGGAGCAATGATACTTAAGAGAATAAGTAAGAGCCCCTGAATTGCAACTTTGATGTAGCGCATATAATTCTCCTTGTAATAGCAATATTTATAGATTGCTGATTACCTAAAAGATAAATACCCCATAGTAACTATTATCGCATAATAAACATGGAACATATTTATCAGACAATACCTGGCTGGTGCTCTATCGAGCAAAGAGATTTTTATATGAAAATGGTACGAGAGGCCACCTCAGATAAAAAGCATTTTGTCGAAGTAGGTTCATGGCTGGGTCAATCAGCATCTGTTATGGGGGTTGAAATAGAAAACTCCGGTAAAGATATTCAGTTTGACGCCGTTGATACCTGGGAAGGTTCAGTAGAACATTCAAGCATAGAAAACGTTGTTAACAAAACTTTGTATGAAGATTTTCTAAAGAATATCGAACCTATAAAACACAGGATTAATCCTGTTCGCGGTAAAAGTGTAGACGTTGCTAAACAATATGAAGATGCAAGTTTAGATTTTGTTTTTATTGATGCTGGCCACTCATATGAAGATGTTTTTTCGGATATTGCTGCTTGGTTACCAAAGATAAAAGCTGGTGGAATTATTGGTGGTGATGATTTCGATAGTGTAGAATTTCCCGGCGTAGTATTAGCCGTTGAACATATCCTAAAACGATATAGAACTTTGAGCATTATTGGTCGAGTTTGGTGGTGTACTCTACCGCAAGAAATAGAAATTCTCAGAAATATTGATAAACAAATCCCGGAGAACACTGTTGTTCCGATCACAGTGAAATTTGATGAATACCTAAATTTAAACAATAACTATGATAGAGAAATTTACGGCACCTACATTTTAACTATCAAAGATAATGAAAGAGCGGCAAAAGGATTGGTTCGCTGTATTGCATCTTGTGAAAAAGTCGGGCAGAAAAATATTATTCCTTTTTACGGATATGATGGCACAGATAGAGAAACCATTAAGACACCTGATCATCTTAAAAATGCGGATTATATGAAATGGTTTAAACTCGTAGATCATGGATTGAGTATTACAGAGGTGGCTTGTGCTTTAGGACATCTTGCATTGTGGGCAGAGTGTATGCGATTGGATAAACCGATTGTTGTCCTAGAGCATGATGCGATAATGTTTCAGAATTATGATAGATTTAAATTCTACAATGCGATAGAATATCTAGGACATTCTATTGAGATGGAGCAGATTAAACAAATGTTTGGTGTTAAAACATTATCCGAGATAACAGACAAAGTCATCGAACATAAAGTTGTGGCAAGACCCAATATTAGGAATCCTGTTCCAAATATTATAAATCAGAATTATATTTTCCCAATGGGTTTCCATGCGTATGCGATTGATCCAATGATGGCAAGAAGATTGTTTATGAAGGTTTTAGGGGATGGATTAACTAACCCTATTGATACAGTTGCTGAAATAGGAGAATTTGAAATAGTTCAAACGGAAATTTATGCTTGCGATGGTGATGATGCCGTAGAATTATCAACAATAAATGAAAGGTCCGATGAAGAGAATAAAAATGACATACTTGGCGGTAGAAAATATACCTATGATATTCCAGGAGTTTCCCCATGATTAATCCAGAAAAACAACGAAAATTTACGCACGATCAAATAAATGGAAACTTGTCCGAAAATCATAATCTAATGATCAATAAGTGGAATTTACCACTTGCTACAGGATTTAAACTAGAAAGAGAATATTCATATACCGTTGAGCATTGTTTTATTATTGCCGGGTTAAATGATTCTGCGTCTATTGAAAGTGCAGAACGGTTTCATTTGCAGTATGAAGTAAATGAATCATTTAATATTTTAGATAACATGGCCAAATTATCCGGTCAAGATGATTATAAAGATGTTGTTGTTAAAAATATTGTCGCTCCAAAAAAGTATGCTGGTGCAGAATGGTTGAATCATCTGAAAGTAGCAAACATAAATTTGACATATAGACAAGTAACTCGACTACTTAATCACATAGCAATATGGGAACAGTGCATTAGAGATCAGCAGCCGGTCATCATTCTGGAAGCCAGTGCTAAACTCTATTTGGAACATGTAAGACATCTACCAAGAAGTTCCATTATATCATTAGATAGCGGGATAGACAGATTTCATCAGCATAATACAAATTTTGCGTCAATGAATAATCCGCACGCATATTCAATAGATCATTTTTCCGCAAAGCGATTATTCAATGATGTTATGAAAAATGGACTTATCGAACCACTAGAAAGACATTTTAGAATAGACAAATATCTGATAATACCAGAAAATAAAGCTACTAAAATTTGAGATAAAGCTTAGCGAATTGTGTTGGGTTCATGGTATTACTACCGGGAACACCATTTATAAAGACTTTAATGTAATTAGAACTACCTGATACATTGTTTGTATATCCATTTACTCTAATATAGAAAGAACCTGCAGATGATGATGTCACAAATTTTTGCTGTAGTGCTGCAGTACTTCCGTAAGAATATACACCTGTTAGGGCGGCACTTGTTGTTGCAGCATCTATACCACATGACGTCGTTAAAGCGCCAGTGGCACTAAAAGCACAGATGCCAAACTGTGTTGAAGCAGTAACACCAGATATATTATAAATGGCAGATACAATATTTTGATTTAATGCAGTACCCGTGGTGGTGCCAAGAGTTGCTTGGTCTTGGGCCATGGTATAATCTAACGGAGTGATCACATTTATATAGTGGGTAAAAATGCTAGGTGTTTGTCCAACAGTAATAGTATTCATAGAAGTTACTGTACCCCCAGGAGTTGTGTAGAGCCCTGGGTCAATGGCCCTTGATACTAAAACTAATGTGCCAGACGCCGTTGTAGTGACATTTCTACTATTTTGATTATATAGACCTGTTAGCCCAGATGCCTCAGATGCAGCATCAAATCCACCAAGACCAGTACCACTCCATGATATGGGAATACTATAGCTAGGTTCTAATCCAGCAACTATAACTTGGGATGTTGACGAATATCCAACTACGACCGATGTATTACTCGAGAATTGTCCATAATTGGATGCGATTAAATCCGCTAATCTATTAGTTACGGTGAAATTTGCATAATTGGAAGTCCCACCCACATTTAAAAGTATGTAATTTGCACCACCCAGCGTCGCTGCAGAATAAACTAGACACTGAATAACAATGGTTCCACTGCTAGTCGATGTTACATTCATGGTACCAGATGAAATAAATGATCCGGGGACTGTGGAACCAGCTGCAAAATAAGTTGACGAGCCGGAAGTGTATATACTGACGGGAATAGGATAATTTGGCTGAAGCCCGGTCACAGTAATTATATTTGAATAATAGTACGTGCTTAATGATGCACCACCAACATTTGTAAAACTATTTGCAGCAGGGATTAAATCTACTGTAGTGCCATACAAATTATTCATCGATATGGCACCCGTCGATGGCACTGCGCCATACGTACCTGTTGCGCCTGCAGCCATATACATTCCACTAGCATGATAATCATTCAGGCTAACGGGTGTTGCCCCATTGAATGTTGTCCTAAGATTATCAAATGTAATAGCAGTAGCAGTTGTTGTGGGCATTACCATTATTTACCTGCCTTCAAAGCCTCGATTTCGGCCTTAAGTTCTTTAATAGAAGCGATAAGAAGCGGTACTAATCTTTCATATCGTACCGTTAAGTATTTATCGTCAATTGGAGCAGGTGCTACAACCTGTGGCATGATAGCCTGAACTTGCTGAGCAGAGATGCCTACTTCATCCACTGGTTCATATCCTAATGCTTGAGCAGTTTCATTTGCATGGTAGTAGAATGTATCAAGAGTAGAAATTTTATCTAGAGCATTCTCAATATTACCCGTTCTAGTTTTCAATCTATCATCAGAATAGTAAGCAGTAATATTGTTAGTAGCACGAATTTCACCTGCAGTACCTGAGGCTGCAGTACCTACACCAAGAGAAGTAGTTTGAAGATTTGTAAGTGTGCCAACAGAAGTTATATTTGTTTGGGCTGCTGTTGTTAGAATAACAGAAGCAGTAACATAAGCAGACGTATCTAGTGACCATGTATCAGCTGCAGTCTTCTTTAAGAAACCAGATGTCCCTGCTAATGAATCAATAGCTGTTAAGTCAGCACCTAGTGGCTGATAGACGCCAGTGTGATTGTGTCCCGAAGCTGCTGCACCAATAGTATTATACGAAATAGTTTGTGCTGCAGATCCATTGAATGTTGTTCCAGAAGCAGCACCAGTTCCGGCATTATTAAATGTTACAGCAGCCACTGTTGATCCTGCGTAACCATCAATAGATGTAATACCCGTAAGTGACTGTGCTGCAGAAGCTCTATTATGTGCTATCGAAGTTGTGCCTACATAAGTTACAGCAGATGGAGCTACATAGTTAGTTCCAGCAACAAAGTTAGCAGCTCTATAATCAGAAGCATAGTTTGAATTTGCTGCATTGTCACCAGTATTTGTACCGGAAAGATTTGAGCCGGATATTGCCCCAGCCACAGTTAAATTACCTGGAGCATCTAATGCCATTTGTTGTAACAATGTTAACGTTCCAGTGCCGCCTGCAGATGACCAGGTATGGGTGCCAAGGCCCTGTCCATATATTGCGGATGCAGAACCGGTACCTTGCCCTTGCCAGCTTGTCCCTACTCCAAACACATTCGAATAATAGGCATTAGTGGACAGATACGTAACAGGAGTGCCAGCGCCACCTTCACCATATAAAGCAGTAACTCTGTCACTTACAATAATAGAACTTCCGGTATCATTAAATGCTCTTGTTGTTGCTGCTGCACCGGCCATACCTATATTGCCATCTCGACTGATTTCTACAGCAGAAGTTCTAGGGTGAAATGTTAGTGTATCAGTAGAGTGGTTATAGTTAATGTAAGCTCTTGGGTAGCCAGCACTGCCACCACCGCCGAAGGTCAACTGACTTACACCTGTAGTCGCATCAGCATCAATAGAAATTTCTGCCAGTGTTACACCAGATGCTCCATATTTTCCAACCTGTAGTTGGGCAGTGCCAGACTGGCCCCCAGATGTTCCGCTAGATGCAATGGCAACGTTTCCAGTTGCTGTAACCTTCAATACATTGACTTCTGTGGCAACACCAGCCGCTGTTCCTGAAGGTGCAGTATAGAAATCTATATCTCCAGTACCACCAGAGTTAGCAACAACTCTTCCGGTGAATCCATTATTTTTATATATCCAGTTAGTGCCGTTATAGTATACATTAGCCGCCATCATTGCTGAAAATACTGAACCATTTCCAGTAAATGCTGCACCAGGTCCAACGTCTATTGATCCCGTAAAGCTCCAAGCAGTTGTTGGTGCTACTCCTACTCCAAGTCTTGAGACTTGATAATTTCCTGCGGTATTCAATATAGAAGCATAACCATCAATAGAAGTAATACCGGTAAGTGCTTGTGCAGCAGATGTTCTATTAAGAGCAATAGCTGTAGTACCTACATAAGTAGTCGCCCCCGCTGCTGCATAACTTCCAGCTGCTTGTGCACCGATTGTATTGTAAGAAATAGTTTGTGCTGCAGATCCATTGAATGTTGTTCCAGAAGCAGCACCAGTCCCAGAAGAATTAAACGTAAGAGAACTTGCTACATACCCAGCTTGCCCAGATACTGCTGTTTGAGTTGCTAATCGAGAATCATCACCCGCACAGAATGTGCCAACGCCTGTACCGAAAGTACCAGTTACAAGTACACCAGAAGTAGTAGTTATGATCGGTAAATTAGCAGTAGTGCCAATTGCACCTGTATTAGAAATGTTGCCATGTGTGTGACTACTTAGCGCAAATGCACTAGCTTGATTTCCATCTAATAAGTCGGCATTTAAGTTGGCAACCATTGTTGTAGAAGTAACAACTAAAGGCGCAGTACCGGTCGTAACAGTGGATGTTAATGCAGACCCGGATATTGCTCCAGTTACGGCAAGTGAGCCTAGTGTACCTACTGTAGTAATACCTGTTTGAGATGCATTAACAGAAAGTGAGTTTCCTGTTAGTGTTAACCCGGATCCAGCAGTAATTGACGCACCACCAGTGAACTGAGCAAATGTTATTGCTGTTGTACCTAATGTTGGGGTTGTTAAATTAGATACTGTCCAACCTGATCCAGCTTGAGCAGTTCCATGTTCTACAAATATTGTAGCATGATCAAGTTCTGTACCGGTATTTGCATCGGCAGAACGGGTCCAGGCACCAGCATTAACATCATAGATACCATTTTCTGCACCAGCAGTTTGGTTTTTAACAAGAATTCTATCAGCGGCAACAGTCTGATATCCATCAATAACTAATAATCCGCCAGTCGTAAGATTTATATTTGTTGTTGTTGCAGCTGCAGCAGAGTTTTTCCACGTAAGTCCAGTAATAGCTGCATCAACGTAATTTTTATTAACTGCATCTGTACCAGCGACGGGCAAATCTGTTAAAGTAATATCTTGACCAGTAGGAATGGTAATAGACCCGGTCATTGTTCCGCCGGACAAAGATAACTTCGATGTATCAGATGCGTGAACGTGATCTTGGCGTGCTGCTAATGTGGAAACACCCAGTGTTTGTGTACCATTCATAACTGGGGCAACAGATGCTAAACCAGTAATAGAATTAAAAGATGTACCAGTCAATGCGCCTAAAGTGAACGTGAGTGAAGGTGTAGCACCCCCAGAACTTGTAGCAGAAATTCCACTACCAGTAGTAACACCAATACTAGTTACATAAGTTGTGGTATCATTTGAAAGTTGTCCGCCTGCACCTAGTTTAACGAAACCAGATGTACCAACATTTGGTAATTTTACAGTACCATTAACGGTTGTTGTCGCTGATGTACTGCCAATGTTAATAGCAGATGTACCGGTACCATAATATCCACTACCATTCGTACCAATATTTACAGAACCAGCAGTAGCAGCATAACTAGCAGGAGTACTTGCATCATTCCCGCCGTCTATATAAATGTGTCCTCCTTGTTTTGATCCAGTGGCATTATATGTTCTACCACCAAAAATAAATGCATTACCACCAGTTCCGGATGTAGTAGCATTAGTGTATGAGGACCCGCCCCAAAGAGATAAATGACCGCCAACAGATGTTGGCGCATTAGTTGTACCGCCTTGTAGGCTTAAGCCGGCGCCAACCGCGGTTGTTGTTGAACCTTGACCGGGCCTAATAGCAATTGCGCCAGCAGATCCGCCGGCAAAGGTTGAATCGCCGGTATAAACTGACACATTACCGGTACTAGCAGCAGATGAATTACGAGATGTAATAAAAAGATTGGAGTCAGTACCCGTCGTGATGGTGTTTGATGTTGCATTGCTTAGTATAAGTGGTACAGCTGCAGATAATGTAATAGCATTTGCTGTGCTGGCTCCTCTTCCAGTAACTGAATCTAACGTATCAGCTTCTGCAGTAAGATAAACTCCCGTGTGATTATGCCCTGAAGTTGCAAATGCAGATGACTGTAATCCGTCTAATAAGTCGGCATTCAAATTAGTAACAACTGTGGTGGAAGCAACAACTAAAGGCGCAGTACCGGTAGTAACAGTGGATGTAATTTGACCTGCAGTAGATATTGAAGAAGGAGTGATTGCACCTAATGTAAGTGTAATGGCTGGTGTAGTTGTATTAGTAGCAACAGTACCAGAAACACCATTAGCTGTGGTGACAGAAACAGAAGTTACTGTTCCTAAATTAGCAGTATAAGCAGTCGTATCAAGTGACCAAGTATCAGCTGCAGTCTTCTTCAAGAAGCCCGATGTACCAACTAGTCCAGCAATAGCAGTTAAGTCTGCATCAAGTGATTGATATGAACCCGCTGCCTGTTTACCATTAAACGTAGTCCAGTCAGCAGCTGAAAGAAGACCTCTATTTGAAGAAGAAGCCGTAGGAATATTTAAAGTAATAACTGGAGTTGTTGTCCCAGTTGCAACGGATGAACTTACATCGGTCCCAGTTGTACCTAATGTAAGAGCAGCAACAGATGTTACGGTGCCTGAGGTAGTTGAGTATGCTGTTGTATCTAGAGACCAAGTATTAGCTGCTGTCTTCTTTAATAATCCCGTTGACCCATCTGCAATGGCAGCGATAGCAGTCAAGTCTGCATCTAGTGGCTGGGCTCCGATTGTATTATATGAAATAGTAGGTGCTGCTGAACCGGTATATGTAGTACCCGAAGCACTGCCAGTACCAGAGTTGTTAAATGTTACTGCATTTGGATTTGGTAATGTAGTAGGTAATGTTTGATCACCCGTATTTGTGCCAGAAAGATTTGAACCCGTTATTGTTCCAGAGACAGTTAATGAGCCTAATGTACCAACTGCTGTAATTTGTGTTTGAGATGCATTAACAGAAATAGTATTGCCTGTTAATGTCAAGCCTGTGCCAGCAGTAATGCCAGCAGCGCCATTAAATTGTGCCCATGTGACATCACTATTATCAACCACGTTAACAGTAGAAGTAACAGTCCAAGCAGTGTTGTCATAGGTAGTACCACCAGTAACAAGTGTACCAGCTCCATTAAATTCATTCAATGGAGTAGTCGCATCCATGTCGGCTGATCTAACCCAAGCCCCAGCTTTAACAACATAAATACCGTTTTGATAAGGTAAAGTTTGATTTTTAACAAGTACTCTATCTTCAGCAACTAAAACAACAGCATCAACAGTTTGTGTTCCACTTAAAGTTATATATGTGGTGGTTGCTGCTTTAACTGAGTTCTTCCATGAAAGACCAGCAGCAACTGCATCAACGTAGTTCTTATTAGCAGCATCTGTACCAACAACTGGTTGGTCTGTTAAAGTAATGTCTTGTCCAGTAGGAATGACGATTGATCCAGTCATTGTACCACCAGACAAAGATAGCTTCGATGTGTCTGATGGGTGAATGTGATCTGCACGAGCAACAGTAACACCTGTACCTACTGTTGCTGTACCATCCATTGCTGGGGAGGTTGCAGATAATCCTGTAATACTATTGAAAGAAGTTCCCGTTGCTACACCAATATTAGGGGTTACCAATACTGGGCTTGTGTCCATGACAAACTTTGTACCAGTACCAGTCTGAGAAGCAATTGCTGTAGCATTGCCAGTAGAAGTAATAGGACCTGTTAAGTTAGCATTTGTAGTAACAGAAGTTGCTGTTCCTGAAAGTGTAGCGGTGATTGTACCGGCAGCGAAGTTACCAGATGCATCTCTAGCAACAACTGTACTTACTGTATTTGCTGTTGCTACTTGTAGCCCATCATGTAGGTCGGCATTTAAGTTAGGTACCAAAGTAGTACTAGCAATAACTAATGGAGCAGTACCAGTAGCAAGAGTAGAAGTGAGCTGTCCAGTAATAGAAACTGGACCAGTGACTTGAAGTTTGTTTACACCATCATCTGTAGAAGAACCTAAGACAACATTACCAGAATATTGAGCAAGCTTGATTAAACCAGTATCCAATACTTCGATTGATGGTATACCAGAAATATCATTAACAGAATAAATCGTACCTGACATTGAGTCGGTAACAGAAAATAGTTGACCTGTTGTACCCTCAAAGGATAATGACCCGGTAGAAGTTACCCGTAAAGTAATGTCAGAAGAATTACTAGTTCCCTGAAATTTAATTGTGGGATCTTGACCAGCAGTTGTTGATCCAGAATTTGGTGTAATTAGAAGTTTGCCTGCCATTTGTATTCCTTAGATAAGTAAATCTATTTATTAAATTCCGTACCGACCCCTAACTGCATTAAAATTTTGAGCAACTTCTGCAGCTGACAGTGCTCTGTTATAGACTTTCACAGCATAAATTTTACCTGGGAAAAAAGTATCAGTTGCTTTCCCGATTAAGAGAGTATTAGTATTAGTATTCACTCCGACCCCAGTATAATCATTTGACGCTTTTAGAATACCATTTTCATATATTGAAGCAACACCATTAGCAACCATAGTAATATCTATTACCGCTATTCTACCATTTAGAGGTGATGAACCTTGATTATACGATAATCTAGTTGGAGCACCAACACCGCCAATTGATAGGCCAGGCGAAAATTCCACATTGGTGCTGGCATTCCCCCTGATTCTAATTTCCCATGTTCCTGCTACTCCAGTATTAAAAGCACCTGTACCCCAGCATATCAGGTTATCATTAGTTGTTACACTGGTATAATAAAATATTATTGATGCAGAAAAACCGGTGCTAAGTAATTGTTGAGATAATGGACTAGATATAAAATCACTTGTTCCATTAAAACTAAATGTGTTATCCGAAGCATATGTAAGACTAGATGCCATTATGGTGTTGATGCCTACCAAATCAAGAATAGCCTGACTAGTCGATCTAGAAGCAGTACTAACAGCTGTGGGTATATAAGGTGAAGAAAATATTCCCAATTCTAATTGTGATGCACATACATATATTCCACTACCGATTACCCCAGTATAATTTCCATTTGACCCCACCGGTCTACCACCGGCAGATACTTTTAATGATGATGTTGATGCTCCGAGTATAGCCAAAATAGTAATTTTGAACCATCCATTTTCTAATGGTGATATAAAAATATCAGAATTTAGAGTAGTCCCCGAAGCTTGAGATAAAGCGCCCGTTAATAAATTGATAACCGGATATCTATTGAAATTCGCTGGCGTTATAGCATCAACTACCTGAAATTCTATAAATTGATATTCTTTTGATTTTGCATATATTGTGCAAGCATAAGTAGAGCTCGGTGTAACATTGATTGTTGAAGAAGTAACAATTTGCTTTCCGGTAGCAAATGCACTATTATCAGATATAACATTTGTTGTTACAGATGCCAGTGGAGATGGTGTTGATATATCAGTTGTTGCAGTTACTAGTGATGGAGCCCAACTACTAAAATTATTAGAATAGGGTAATAGATTTGTTGATGGTTTACCTTTAAAAGATTTAAGGGTATTTGACATGTCATATTCAAAAATCAACCCAGATGTTATTATTGACGAACCAATACTACAGCTCATAATCCATATCTCCCACGAGTAGCATTAAAATTTTGAGTAACTTCTGCTGCTGTTAAGCCCCGCTTATAAATTTTTATATTAGACAATTTACCATTTAAATAATTTGGTCCGCCTGCGCCACCACCCCTACCAATAGTTACTGGTTGTGTACCATCAGCCATGTTAAGCGATCCTTTAGCAGTACTACTACTAAGAGTACCATTGATATACAACTTAGAATTGGTACCATCGCAGGCCCAACTATGATGGTACCAAGTTTGCGCAGTAAATGCTGGTGATGTATTCTCTCCATATACTGGGCCAGAACCGCTTAGTGGCCAAGTAGTAAATGTTAATCCCGTTGTACCACTCGCTCTAATAGCATATTCCCAACCGCTTCCGCCTTTTCCAATTATTCCATTAGACGATGTTAAATTGTTAAAGTAAACCCAATAATCAAATGTGAATTTGTTATCGGGGAAAGACAAATTTGATGAATCGGGAATAGTTAAATAATCAGTGGTACCATTAAAACTAAATGTATTATCAGATGCATACGTTAGACTACTAGCAGTAATAATATTGCCTCCGACTAGATCAAATATAGCTTGCGCAGTGGACCGAGAAGATGGGGTGAATGGAGATGCATAAGATAATTTTTCAAACTGCACGTTCTTTAGGTAAAATTTTGTTATTAGAATACTGGGGGATGCCTGGGCCACTATAACTCTATTATATGCTGCACCAATACCTGCATTAGCTGGAGTAAATGAATATTTAAATTGATACCAGCCATTAGCAATATATGTACTGTTTGACAAAATATTTGCACTAGCAGCGACTGAGACACCATTCCCTTGGACCAAATTATAACTATATAAAGATGAACTAACTTCACCTTCAGACTTCCATAAAAATGATAATGAATATACTGCAGCAGTATCAAGTGTTCCTGTGAAAAATGGATCAATATTTAAATATGCTCCCCAGACTTCATATGCTGATCTATACCAACATGCTGCATTATCAACTAGTGTAAGTGTTCCAACACCACCTGCAGCAGTGTATCCAGATATACTTGTTGGAATAGGATTTGTTATTAAATTGGTAGTAGGACAGCCCTTCCACGATTTATTAGTATTGAGCATATCATAATGAAATACCAAACTATCTGTTACTATTTTTGGAGAATGTGTTAAACTCATGATGCTACCATATAAAAATATCAGAAATTCTTGATACAGCACTAACTCCAGTAGAGTTACAACTTCGCCCATGGTGTACACCAGCAGGTCCAGCTCCAACATTTCTGCGCATTGTCATTCTAAATCGTCTATACAACGTTGGATTAAATCTGAAAAAGTTATCAGCATTATTATCACATGCATATCCACGATTGTGTGTTTGATATGTTACATTTTCCCATGTGAGATAATTATCATGTAATCTATCACCACTAGCTTCACTGTATGTTAACATGTTCCCGTTGGGTGTTCCGGTCGTCTGAGCTGCATAGGTAGTGCAAAAACTCCAGCATGATGCAGTGCCAGTACCTTCCCACTTAAAGCACATCTTAGTCCAGGCTATATCATCTCTTAATAAGATTAAAAATCCACTATCTTGCGCTGTCCCACACCCACCAGTAGTATGATACCCTTCAAAAACATACCCACCATTCTCGTCAACATTTTTTGTTATCACAGTGTTTAACAAAGTAACAGATAAAATATCTGAATATGTTACACGATGTGCTAATCTATTATAATGAAATGCCATTCCATTTTCCTAAGGGACAATCTAATAATTTATAACCTGTTCTTACTTCTAAAACGCATCCACATTCATTGCAGAAATTATTAGTGTTTTTATCGCAGGTGTTACATATGTTTTGACGAGCAGTTTGTTCTGACGTTGAACATAACACGGCATTATCATCTAAGATGATTGTAATTATATCCATTGTTTAAAATTCCACAACAAGTTTATCTACATCTGCTCGTTCACCATAAACGGTGTAGAAGCAATCTATTCCACTAAACAGATTTTCATTTCCTATAACAACTTCATCATTGTCTGCAGACACAACATAAAGTTTCTGGTGCTTGCCAATAGGGGTTAATTCTACAGTAATACTATCTGGGTCAACTAATTTAGACCAGTATTCTGGTAATTGGATAGTATCTGTTTTTGTTCTACCCCTAACATAGACACCATTTTCTGGTCCTTCTAAAGAACCATATCTAAGTTTCTTCCCTGATTTAGTTGGGTGATTAATCAAGAAGGATTTGGTGGTTGCTTGTAAAGCGCCGGTGATGGTGACACCCACATTACTTCTGACACCATCTGGATTGATAGCAAATATCTGAGAAGCATATGATGTTCTAAAGATGAAGCCACGATTAGTAGCACTTGACATAGTCAAATACATATTGTAGTCAGATGTGGTTTCACCAGAAATCCTACCACCATATGTTGCATCTGCAGCAGATGCCATTAATATACCGTAAGTAATTGGTGCACCAGCCCAGAACCCATAACCACTTGATGGGTTTGCATTCACTGTAGCATTATTAAATGTAACTGAATTTGCAGCAAAATTACCAGATGCATCACGAGCAACAACAGTACTTGCTGTACTAGCGGTCGCAGCTTGAAGTCCATCCAATAAATCAGCATTAAGATTGGTGACTAAAGTAGTCGATGTAACTGTAAGTGGAGCAGTACCAGAAGCTATAGTTGATGTAAGTGTCGTACCAGAAATCGTGCCCGTAGCTGCAATGGATGACGGGGTAATTGCACCTAATGTAAGAGAGATCGCTGGAGTTGTAGTAGCAGTAGCAACTGTACCGGATATCCCATTCGCTGTCGTGATGGAAACAGATGTTACTGTACCACTAGTGTTTGATTTATTATTAAACGTTGTCCAATCAGCTGATGTTAGTAAACCCCTATTTATGCCAGATGCAGATGGCACATTTAACGTTATTGTAGGAGTGGTGGTACCATTAGCTACAGATGCTGTAATATCCGTTCCTGTTGTCGTTAGTGTAATAGCCGGAACATTTGTTACGGTACCACTGGTATTTGATTTAGCATTAAAGGTTGACCAATCGGTAGATGTTAAATAACCAGATACTGTCGCACTAGCATTTGGCATACTAATAACAGGTGTGGTTCCGCCTGATGATTGAACTGGCGCAGTAGCTGTTACTTGAGTAACAGTACCTAAGTTAGTAGTATATCCTGCTGGATTAGTAGCATTGTATGGAGTGAATGTCAATGCATTAGTAACTTGAAGTGATGTAAGACTTCCACCGTAAACACCAGTGATTGTTGCTGCAGTACCAGATACATTGCCCGTAACGTTGCCCGTAACATTGCCAGTTAGATTGCCCGTAACGTTACCTGTGACTTGTCCGTAAAATGATGTAGCATCTACTCTACGGTTAAATGTGAAATTATCTAATGTATTACCATATAACATCGTTGGGTTGGATGCATATGATCCTATTGTAAAGCCAGCACCATTTGCTGCAGCTGCATTGGCAGCGCCAGATCCAATAGTAATATTAAGATCAGCCACCGACATGGAAGTAGCATTGATCGTGGTTGTTGTTCCACTTACAGTAAAGTTTCCACCAACAGTAACATCTCCCGTTGTAGAGATAGATGATGGAGTAATTGCTCCAAGTGTAATCGTGAGGGCTGGGGTGGCACCACCAGAACTTGTACCAGATACTCCATTTGCTGTTGCAACAGATACAGCGGTTACTGTACCTAAATTAGAAGTATAGCTAGAAGGATTTGTTGAGTTGTATGGAGTATAACCAAGAGCAGTAGTTATGTCTCCCGAGGTAACTGCTGAAGAAGCAGTTACTAAACCTTTACCATTTACTGTTATTCTTTTGAAGGCATCAGTAAGTGGTGCTGAATTTACTGTTGCTAGTGTAGTATTAAAAGCCCCTGTACCAATACCCGTAATATCGCCGACCAACGTAATGGTTTGATCACCAGTGTTTGATCCAGATATAACAGGTTTATTTAATAGGTCAGCATATGAACCTGAAGTTGCTACCGTTGAAAGTCCTGAAATATCAGTTGTCGATAAAGTTACAATGCCAGTCCTACCAGCAACACTTGTAACTCCAGAAGTGCCAGTTACGAGTGCCAACCAAGATGTACCATTATAAACATAAAGTTTATCATCAGTTGTCTTAAAAAACATTTCCCCCATGTCAGGGGTAATCGAAAATGTTGCTCCAGAAGCAACAGTCAAGTTACTTATAGATGAACCTTCTGATAGAGAAATCGAGTCAATGCGCATTTAATACCCCGAATGAGAAATATATCAGTTATTTATGGGATATTGTCTGTTATTTAAGTCTATTGGCTATTAATTATTTGGTTGCCTATAATTTTAGAAAACGTTTCTGCATCCTGCTTAGTAACTTTAAAGTCGTAGAATCTCGGAGGCACAAATACATTATTGGTGTCGATAAATCTGCCTTCAGTAATAGTATCTACCCATATTATCCAGTCTGGGGAAAAGTTAGATCTCATTTCTGGCAGGGGAGCAACAAAATCCGCTATCACAAAATCCGAAGTTTCCACTTTAGCCAAATGAAACATTCTAATAGACTGACGAATTCTACCTGACTCAGTAAAATCCCAATCATTATGGATTTTTCTGACCTCATCTGCATTAAGATGGGTAACTGTTTTATTATTGGATTCTAAAAAGTTTTTGAGCACTGAAGCGAGGGTTGTTTTCCCAGCACCTGGCAGACCCATAATCAAGATTTTAATCATATCGAATTTTATAACTCCATTCATTTAAAAGAGCTTCATGGGGTATAAAGAACTTGTTTATTTCAGAAATTATGTCGGGATATTTAGCAATCATCCTCTGTATTTTTTCTTCATTCGTATTTATGATTTCAGAAACTAACTTTTTCTTAATCCAGATCTGCTTGCTAAAATCTATCCTTACAAGACCATCAGTAAATGTCTGAATCTGATTGACATGGTATTCTTTTCTTTCTAGAAAATCTTCTAGAGTCATAGTGTAAGCAGACTGTCCAAGAATATCTGCATTTTCCAATTGCGTTTGAAGGACTAATATAACATGAGCACACAATTTATCTAGCTCTAAATAAGGGTCATTAATCAGTAACCTTCTTCTATGAACATTAAAAAGGGATTCTACATAAGCATATGGGTCTTTGACCATAATAATCCATTTCAAATCTTCGAACTGTTCTGACATCATCTGTACTCTGAAAATGTCGTGTGGAGTTTTTTGAAGATAAACTTTTGCTTCAGTATCCTTGGACCATATTTCATTCCAATCTCTCTTTATTCCTGGCCAATCATAGACTAATGGGTTGCGGCAGTTCAATACAACATCACGAGTATATAACTGTGACGGGTGTTTATACATGAAATTATTGGAGGATACAGCATTGCCCTCTAAAACGTCTTCTAAATCTTCTGGCGTTCTTGCTAGAGTTGCTGCTGATGGAGCTATCAGATTATGGATTAGTGTTGATCCAGAATAATTTGCTATCGACAAGAAGAGATGCATTATCTGTTTTTAAGTATTTCGATTTCAGCTTTTAATTGCTGAATTAAATTTTTCATTTCAACCATTTCTCTCGCTAACATTACCGAAGATACCATTGCAGCATTGCCATATGCAACTGAAAGCATTCCGTGATTATCTTCTAAAACCGCATCTGGAAGAATGGCTTGAAGTGATTGAGCAGATACACCAACTTGTGTTTCGCCATTATCTATTCTATCATATTTACCCGTCTTAACACCAGATAACTTATTAACAAAATCTACTGGTAAATCCTGCCAATTAGTTTTTAGGCGTTCATCTGAATATGCAGATATATCACCGCGAACTGTTAAATTGCCAGCTGTGTCAGATTGCAAACGATACACTGATGCTCCATCAGACCATCCACCAATACGGAATACATTGTCCGTATCAAGACCAACGTTGATAGCATATGCACCGCCTCTATGTAACGAGAAACCAGCGCCATTAGATACACCACCAAAACCAACATATGGGCCTAGTGGACCGGCAGTACCAACCACTGCACCAGCAGTTGAAAGTCCTAAGTTGAATCCACCCTGAGCTTGTACACTATTTGCTGCACCTGCAGTGCCATCAATGCTTATGCCAGTAAGCGTCTGAGCAGCAGAAGCTCTATTGTTAGTAATTGCAGTAGTACCAACATAAAATGTAGCGCCATTAGTTACAAATGCTGATGCCTGTAGTCCATCTAAATAGTCGGCATTTAAGTTGGTAACCACGGTTGTAGAAGCTACAGTTAAAGGTGCGGTGCCAGTTGCAACAGTAGAAATATGTACTGAACCGGATATAGAACCCGTAGCAGATACAGAAGAAGGAGTAATAGCACCTAGAGAAATAGTAAGAGCTGGAGCGGTGCCGCCAGAGCTCGTTCCAGTTATTCCATTTGCAGCTGATATCGAAACAGAAGTTAATGTTCCTGTGTTAGATGTAAATCCTGATGGGTTAGTATTTGAATATGCTCCTATAGCAGTTAGTGCTGCTGCTGCAGTCGATGCTCCAGTACCACCATTTGCTATACCTAGAGTACCACCAACAGTTATCGCTCCGCTAGTAGCAGCAGATGGGGTTAACCCAGTTGTACCAAAAGATATAGTAGTTACAGCTGATGTCAGGTATGTACCCGCTGGCTGCTTAGCATTAAATATAGCCCAATCTGTAGAGGTCAAAAGACCTCGCGATGTAGATGATGCTGATGGTACATTCAACGTAATAACAGGGGTTGTGGTGTTAGTAGCAACAGAAGAAGAAATATCTGTGCCTGATGTAGTTAATGTTAGAGCAGCAACAGAAGTCACCGTACCGGTTGTGGATGATGTACCAGGAGTAAATCCTAATGCAGAAGTAACATCTGTACCAGATAATATTATGGCCCCACTTCTGGTATTAAATGATGTAACTCCACCAGCAGTTCCGTTTGTTGCGGCCGTTATTCTACCCTGTGCATCTATTGTGATGTTTGAATTAGTATATGCGCCGGCAATGACTGTAGTATTTGTAAGAGAAATAGTACCAGCAGATGTAATTGGTCCACCCGATAAACCAGTACCAGTACTAACGGAAGTCACCGTACCAGTCGTTGTTGAATAAGCTGTCGTATCAAGTGCCCATGTGTCAGCAGCTGTCTTCTTTAAGAAGCCAGCTGTACCAACTAGTCCAGCAATAGCAGTTAAGTCTGCATCAAGTGGTTGATAAATGCCCGTATGATTGTGCGCGGCAGTTGCAAAAGCAGTTGCTTGGTTTCCATCTAGTAAATCTGCATTCAAGTTAGGAACAACGGTATTAGATGCTACAACGAATGGTGCTGTGCCAGAAGCAACGGTTGATGTAATTTGACCAGATGTTGTTAATGAACTTAATGTGCCGACAGATGTAATACCAGCCTGTACAGCCTGAACAGAAAGCGTATTACCTGTTAATGCTAATCCTGCACCAGCAGTAATACCAGCAGCACCATTAAACTGAATAAACGTGATGGCGTCAGTACCTAAAACAGGCAATGATGCATTATTAACCGTCCAACCAGTAGCAGCTTGTGACGTTCCATGCTCAATAAAAATAGTTGCATGATTTAGTTCTATCCCTGTGTCTGCATCAGATGATCGCGTCCACGCAAAAGCCGCGACTGCATAGATACCATTTTCAGAAGCTGACGTTTGATTTTTAACCAATACCCTATCACCAACAACAGTCTGATATCCATCAATAACAAGTAGACCACCAGTAACAAGATTGATATTTGTTGTTGTACCAGCAGATGCTGAATTTTTCCATGTAAGGCCGGTGATGGCGGCATCAACGTAGTTCTTATTGGCAGCATCAGTACCGACTACAGGCTGGTCAGTCAAAGTGATGTCTTGACCAGCAGGAATAACAATTGATCCAGTCATTGTTCCACCAGATAAAGACAACTTAGTTGTGTCTGATGGGTGGACGTGGTCCGCTTTTGCAACAGTGGTAGAAGAACCAATCGTTGCAGTTCCATCCATTGCTGGAGCAGTAGAAGATAAACCTGTTATGCTATTGAAGGAAGTACCGGTCAATGCACCTAAAGTAAGTGTTATTGCAGGCGTAGTGCCGGCAGTTGCTACAGAACCAGATATGCCGTTTGCCGATGTAATAGATACAGAAGTTACTGTACCAACAGTTGTTGAGTAAGTTGTGGTATCTAAAGCCCATGTGTCAGCAGCTGTCTTCTTTAAGAAGCCAGATGTACCGATTAGTCCATCAATAGCAGTTAAGTCAGCGCCGAGCGGCTGATATGAACCGGCTGGCTGCTTACCATTAAAGGTGCCCCAATCAGCAGCTGACAATAGACCTCTAGCAGAAGCAGAAGCAGTTGGTACATTCAACGTTATTATCGGAGTTGTTGTTCCAGTTGCAACAGAAGAAGTAATATCTGTACCTGATGTTGTTAGTGTTATTGCTGCAACAGAAGTCACTGTACCAGTAGTTGTTGAATAAGCAGCGGTATCAAGTGACCAAGTATTAGCACCAGTCTTTCTTAAAACACCAGTTGCCCCATCTGCTAATGCAGCAATAGTAGTTAAGTCTGCATCAAGTGGTTGATAAGAACCTATTGGCTGATAAACCCCGGTGTGATTGTGACCAGCTGTCGCGAACGCCGAAGCTTGATTTCCATCTAGCAAGTCTGCATTCAAGTTAGTAACCAAGGTGGTAGATGCAACTGTAAGAGGTGCGGTGCCGGTGGCAACAGTTGATGTATGTGTAGTACCCGATACATCCCCAGTCGCTGCAACAGATAAAGGAGTAATTGCGCCTAGAGTAAGTGTAATGGTTGGAGTAGTTGAAGCTGTAGCTACAGAACCAGATATACCATTAGCGGTAGCTACCGATACAGAAGTTACTGTGCCATCTGTTCCATTTGAAGCTGCAGTTATTCTACCTTTGCTATCAACAGTGATATTTGCGTTTGTGTAACTACCAGTAGTAACCGCGGTATTAGCAAGCGTTGTAGAAAAACTTCCATTACCGGCCCCAGTGATATCCCCAGTCAAGGTGATTGTCTGGTTGGCAGTTAGGTATGTTGAAGTATCTAAAGACCATACATTAGCAGCAGTCTTCTTTAAAAATCCGGTGGAGCTATTTGCAATTGAAGCAATAGCAGTTAAGTCTGGATCAAGCGGTTGATAAAAACCGCTGTCTTGCTTACTATTAAATGAAGCCCAATCTGTACTTGTTAAGTAACCGTCAGCAGAAGCAGATGCTACTGGTAGGGTTGTTTGACCATCTGTAATTCCAAATCCAGCAAGAGTTGTTGGGTTTGATCCATTAGTAACTCTACCATAGGCATCTACTGTAACGGATTTATAAGTGTCCGCAGAAACGCCAGTTGGTGCTAAATCAATATTATCTGGATTCACAACAATACGAGATGTCGATACAGTCCCAATGTCAAATACATTTCCGGTAAGTACTAAACCAGCACCAGCAACAAATGCCCCTGATGCAGAGAATTGAACAAATGATATCGGTGAAGTACCGACGGTAGTAACGGTAGAGGTTTGTGTCCAAGCAGAATTTGCTTGAGTTGAACCAAGCGATACAAATATACTAGCAGAATTAATTTCATTAATCGGTGCAATTTGATCAAAGTCGGTTGAGCGAACCCAAGCGCTAGAACTTGCATCATAAACGCCATTATCAGCAGTGGTAGTTTGATTTTTGACCAGCACTCGCATGCCATCCGTCACTGAAACACCATCAATAGTCTGTAAACCTGCTAAAGAAATATTTGTAGTAGTCGCTATATCAGCTGGGTGTTTCCAAATAAGACCTAAGACTGCATTGTCAACGTATTGTTTAGACGCTGCTTGAGATGCAGAAACAGGTTCTTGTATTGTTAATATGCCAGTGTGAGACCAATTTCCTGTAATAGTTTCAGCACTTCCAAGTCTTGCAAATATAGCACCATCAGTAATTTGACTTTCTAAAATGGTTAAATCTGCCTGATGTTGTGTCACACTAGATGCTGTAATTCTTGCGTCAGCAAATGTTCCGGAAGTAACGGCAGACGTAGCAATGACAATAGCAGTATTGGATGCTGCAGTTAATCTGCCTTTACTATCAACAGTGATCGATGGAACAGAAGAAGCAGTACCATATGATGCAGCAGTTACCGCAGTGTCTGCAAGCGTAGTAGCAATAGATGTTGATCCTATACCAGAGATATCGCCGGTAATAGTTATCGCTTGGTTTCCGGTAAGATACGCATTGGTGTTTAACGTCCAAGTATTAGCACCGGTTTTTTGTAAAAGGCCAGATGTGCCAGATAACGCTTCGATTGCCGTTAAATCTAAACCTAGTGGTTGTGCATCAGTGATGCCATATCCAACCAATGTTGTTGGATTTGTACCAGCTGTTACTCGACCTGTCGTATCTACAGTAATAGATTTAAATGTTCCACCAGATATAATATTTGGAAGCATTGATGAAACTGAAACATTCGTGTTGAGCTGAAATTGCCAAACACCGCTTGGATATATGCCATCGTAAATGTACAAGCCGATCGGATTGCCAGGCAAATCCATATTAAGATAGTACATTTCCCCTAAATTAGGGGTTGGCGGGAATACAGATCCTACGTCAATAACCAGATTCTGAACTTCTGAGCCTTCAACAAGCTTGATACCATCAAATAACATATTCTTTACTCCTAAATGCACGAAGACATACTCAATTTCAAATATTTATAGAATAAGACCTGCTTAAGAACAAACACAAACAAAACCCCATAAATAATCAATGATTTAAGGATAGGTAATGATAACATTCAAACAGTTTCTATTAGAGGGTGGACATGCTACTGCCAAATTTGACGTACAGCGAGCTGATGCTTCTGACGTTAAAGGTGCACTTCAGTTTGTTTCTAAAGCGCTTGGGGTCTCTTATGATACTCTTAAAAATGACTTGCTAGGTTCAACAGAACTTACTCTCCTTGGAAAGAAAAAGGATAGTGGAGACATCGACATTGCATTCTCATTAGAAAAATCGGATGTAGAAGACATTAACAAAAAGATGCTAGATGCTACCAACAATGAAGGCGGTTATAATTCTGGAACTAGAGTTGGTTCTTATGCAGTCCCAGTGAATGGCAAGAAAGTTCAGGTTGACTTGATGTTTGTGAACAACAAAGATTGGGCAAAGTTTATCTATCATTCGGAACAAGGCGCTGGTTCAGAATACCCCGGTGCAGTAAGAAATATTATCCTCATGACAGCACTTGCTCATACCCAAGAACCTGGTAAAGACTTTGTTATGAGAGATGAAGATGGTAGAGCAGTTGTTAGAGCATCAAAATCTATCAAGATGGATTTGGGTATGGAACGTTTGTTCAAGATGGCAAAGGTCAATGCTAAAACCGGTAAGTATAACAAAGGGTTAGACAAAGTAGACCCTAAAGAAATAGAAGCACACTTACAATCTCTTGGTAAGAAAGTAAAGTTCTCTCATGACCCAGAGATTACAGATAACCCCGACCATATTGCTGAGTATGTATTTGGTAAAGGCATCAAAGCAAAAGACATTATGTCTGCAGAAAATGTCATCAGGCAGATAAAGAAAATGAAAAATGCTGATGAAGTTGTTGCTGCTTGCAAATCAGAATTAGAAAGATTAAAACTACCGGTCCCTAAAGAATTATGAAAGTAAAAGAATTATTTGAGGTTGTTATGCGGCCAGTAGGTTCGACCTATACTGACGAAGAGAATGCAGCTCTTAAGAAAGATAAAGTAAGTCGAAATGATAAAGCGATTGACAGCTTAATAACTACTATAAAAGCAAACTGTCCTAACAATTTCAAAGCGCTGGTGTCGGGTAGAGCATTGCCGCTGTATCGTTCGACACATACAAACATTTATACTAGAGTTGGCGATTATCAAGCTACTACTATTACTGGAAGAACTGAACCAAGAAAATCTACTACTGGTGATAATCTTGTAATGGACTATGTATCTCAGGCATGGAAGGGTGTGCCAAGAAGAAATCTTTCAAGTTCATGTGCACCAAATATTAGAACAGCAGAACAATTTGGGGGTGCCACGTGGTTAATAATCCCGTTTGACAATGTAGAATTATTTGCAAGTGCTCCTAATGATTTCAACATGCTTGACCCTACCCATGGTAGCAGTGATGGGATAATGGATATGATGGGCTGGGTTCAGGAATTGCGTGCTGGTGTAAGAAGTGTTCTTCATTTACTGGATGACGATGATAAGGATCAAGCAAAACTTAAAAAACTAATGGTTGGTTTGTTTACCACAGAGATTAATAATTTTACCCTTAAAGATATTCAAAAACTTTCTGATAACATAGAAAAACTTATCTATTTCGTAGATGATAACCAAGTCAAGATTGATAGTCCTAAATTAGAAGATTTCTTTGGTGAGGTAATGGGATTTGAACATATTTTTGACACTCGTTCTCTTATGGAATGGTTGAAAGAAAAAATCACCCCGAAAAATCTAGGCATCAAAACTTACACTTCTTATCCTGCTCTTACAAATAGGGGCAAGGAAAGTGAGATATGGTTTGAAGGTGATTACCTTTGCCTCAGGGGAGATCCAGGCACCTATGAAAAGACTGAAGACATCGCAACATCTGATTGGATAAAACAGGTCTTAGAAAAACTCTGATTGAAGATTTCTTTTGATTGGTAATGTTATAAAATATACATTACAATTCAAAAAGGAATTAAAATGTCCCATCTAAAAACTAGAAGCATTCGCCATCTCTTCCAAAAACTCTTAGAAGATAAACAATTCACCACAGTTAATCGTGAAGGGTCAATGACTGACCTGGTCGGCAATACGACAATTGAAATCGTTAGCGCTAACTTCATTGCCGATGAACCATCAATCTTTGGTGACGTTAACTGGGATTACGTGAAGCGAGAAGAAGAGTGGTATTATTCCCAATCTCTTAATGTCAATGATATTCCAGGTGGTGCCCCAGCAGTTTGGAAAGCAGTTGCTGATCAGGATGGATTTATTAACAGCAATTACGGTCATTTAATCTGGTCCGAGAAAAATGGTCATCAATATGAATGTGCAAAAACCGAATTAAAAATCAACCCCGAAAGTCGTCGAGCAATTATGATTTATACTCGACCATCAATCTGGACAGAATATAACACAGGTGAACAAAAACGGATGTCAGATTTTATCTGTACTAATACTGTTCAATATCTTGTTCGGGATGGTCATCTTCATGCTGTTGTTCAGATGCGAAGCAATGATGCAGTATTCGGGTACAAGGGAGATAGAGCATGGCAAATGCATGTCCTTGCTAAACTTGCTGGAGAGTTAGGTTATCCAGTTGGTAATCTTTACTGGAATGTTGGTAGTCTCCATGTTTATGCGCGACATTATTATCTTGTTGACCCTGTAAATTACCCAAAAGTTTGATATGAAGTTATCAGAACTAAAAGAAATGGCAGTTCGAAACCCATTGGGTTTCGATTTAACTCAAGATCAATGGGATAATGAAATAGAAAATTATAAAAATTCAAAAGAACTAAAACAGATTAATGTTAACAAATTTATAAAACAAGTAAAGATGGATGATCAGGATATTTACTCTTTGTGGGTAGATGACGTAATTGTTTCATATGCAAAATTTGATAAAATTAAAATTAATGGGCAAAGTATTAATAACTTTCTGTTTACCGCTTCTAATCCATCACTTAATAAAAAAGGATATGCGACAGAATTAATCTGGGAATTACATCTTACTCTCAATGATGACATTTATATAGGTGGTGTAGTTTCCAGTAAGGGTGAAAAATTGATAACTGGACTAGTTAAAATGTATCAGAAGATTAGAAGTTCTGAACCCCCACTTATCAACTATGTGACTGGCGAAAAAGAACCATATAACTTTTCTAAATTTATCTCTAAACCTAAATTGGGAATTTTACTTGAGGATTGTTGCTTTTTTGAAGCATATAAGGAAATCACTTCAAAGAAATTCTGGTTAAATGATAATGTAGATTTAGAGGGGTATCCATAATGTGTGAATGTCAAGTATGCAAAGATTTAAAACGTTGGGATGATGTTATTAAGAATGGTGATGTTTACCAACGAAAAGAATTGTTAGAAGAACTTTATGGGCGAATAGAGGATGCAGAAACAGAAGTTGAATATTATAGGGCATTGTTTAAGGGAACATACCCATATGCTGAAGAAATTTTAACAACCAAATTACGTTTAATTAAGGAAAATAATGCATCAAATTTATCTCTCTCGTAGAAATCTTCTTACGCTTCTATCAAAACTCGACAGGCAGTTAGAAGGTCAAATGACTGCCTGCTCTATCATCAAGCACGACGGTCAAGATGAAAAATTTAACCAAACACTCCCTATTGTCTGTGTCACTGCAGTAGAAGATAAAGTTTACTATGGTGATAGGCAACCAGGTTTAGTTCATCCTCTCGACACCCCATCAGATGTATAAATGCTATCATAACTGTGGCAGACATATTAGTGATGAGTTTTTTAATCACATGATTAAAAATGCTAAGCACCCGCCGGTATGTGAGTGTCAGTATGTTTTGAACGGGTCAGCAACAAATAAACCTTGGAGCCTTTGGACAAAGGTAAAAGAAAATGAGACAACCAGATCCGAAATTACATCAACAAATTAGTTTTGTTAAAAGTGCATGTCGAGTTATTGCAGGTGCACTGCTCATTAATCAACGATTTATTTCTGCTGGGTTAATGATTATTCTTGCTGAAGTTCTCGGCATCATTGAAGAATTAGTATGAAATATGAAAAACAGATTGATGAGGCATTTGGTCGTCTCGGGTTTACCCCGCGTGATGGGCAGAAGGATGCAGTAAACCAAATCCTAGAAGCATTCATTGATGAGAAAATTCAGAATGTTGTATTGAATGCGAGCACAGGAACTGGCAAGAGTTTGATTGGCGCAGCAACTGCTGAAGCATTGACTGCTATTCGGGGTGGATTGGATACCGCTTTCAAAGCAAGCATTAGTCTTTGTTCGACCAATGTCCTTAGCAAGCAGTACGATGCTACTTTTTCAGAACTTGCTAAAGATAAAAAGTATATCATGATCAAGGGTGCAAACAATTATCCTTGCACCGCTTTATCTACTGAGGAACCAGAAACTGCTGATGCTTGTGCTTGGTTTACAATGGTCCAGAATGGATCTGAGTTTGAAAATGTTATTCATAACCACTGCGACAAGTGCGAATTTCTGAAAGTAAAGAAGTTAAAGAACACAATTCGTCATCTCACTACAAACTACTCCTACTTCTTTATCGACAGGATGTATACTGGGAAATTTGAAGATAGAGATTTGCTAATATGGGATGAAGCGCACTTGATCAATGATCTATTCTCTGAACACAATGCAATCTATTTCTCCAAGAAGCGAATGCAACAGATGGCCCAAGAGATTGCAGATACCGTTCGCCTAACTGATTTGGAAATCTCTAAAATAATTACTTCTATTGGATCAGACTGTGGTAAGAAGGATAAGATCAATGAGAAAAATTATCAATCGTATCTGAATGCTCTCCACAAAGTTTATACCTACGCTAAAGAGCAAGGTGTATTAGCAGCAACTCGGGCACTTCGTTCTGGATCAATGGGTCAATACACAAAACTTACTCGCTTCACAAAGAAGTATGAAGGTCTTGCATGCAAGATTGATGATTTGTTTAACTACAACTATGAACACGTATTCGAATATAAAGAGGATGATGAAGCAGTATCTGTAAAACCTGTATTCGTTGGTGAGATGATGGATGCATTACAATGTTCACCACATAATTTGTTTATGTCAGCAACTATTACTGATAACTTCATGATCAAGACATTGCATCTTGACCCGACTAAGACAAAATTTATACAACTTAAACCTACATTTCCGAAAGAAAATAAAGAAGTTGTGTTCTTTGATCCGCTTTCACTAAACTATACTTCATTACAAAACCCAGATACCGTAAAAGCACTTCGTAAAAATGTAGCAAGGGTTGTTAAGAAGCATGTTGAAGATGGTGAGAGAGGAATTATTCTTACCCCATCATTTAAAGTTCAGAATGAATTGGTTGCAGAAATTGGTCCGCTCCAGAATAAATATGGATATAAATTATTTGAACAGAAGCAAGGCGAGAAGTTAGAAACTATCCTGAATATATTCAAACAATATACAGGTGGTCCAGCACTTCTTATTTCACCATCGCTATGGGAAGGTGTAGATTTGCCAGGTGATCTTTCAAAATTTCAGATTGTTGTGAAGGCACCATTTCCAAACCTTGGCGACAAACGTTATAAGTTTATCTTAGACCATCATCCTGATCTTTATAACACTATCACGATAATGAAAATGGTCCAAGGATTTGGTAGATCAGTTAGATCCATTTCAGATCACGCCACATCATATTGTTTGGATTTGCAGGGACAGCGGGTATTTAGTGGGAATGGGAACATATGGAAAAACGAATTTAATCTTCGTTTTACCAAATTCATCTAGGGGTAATTATGATAACAATAGAAGACCTTCAAAAATATTTCAAAGAACAAACAGACTTGAGCATTTCAAATCTATTCTTCCTGACAAAAGAAACGCACCCTTCAGAAGATGATGAATGGCGTATGCGAGCATTCCCGGTAGATGAGTTGGCAGACTTAGTGCCTTACTTAACGGGATATGAATACTATCGCACCACCAACAAGTGGCCAAGGTTCTTCAAATGTTAAATTTTCAATTATCAATAAATGGGCCATATTACAGAAGTAATATTATGCCCCTCATGTCAAAGAGCTGGGGATTATCAAAGCATAAAACTTTGGAAATAGAGTTCTTCAAATGCTCCCCATCATTTTTGACCATTTTATTTCAGTGGTCAAAGTGGCGAGATCATGCTGGGCTGGTTATAGAACTTGCTCTACTCGGTTTAGAATTTAATTTCAGCATTAGAGATAATAGACACTGGGATTATGAAAATCATTGTTGGGAGAATTATAATGACAGATGATGAACTAATAGCACTTAGTGCCGAAGCACGTCAACTTAGAATGAAACTTGATGATCTTATGTGTTCAGATATTGCACTTGCAATTTTAGGAACAGGAGAATATACAAAACAACTTGAGCACATTCACCACAGGTTAAATGAGATCAATGAACTTATCGCAGGATAAGATTCTTATCTGTTAAGACACGTGATATAATAACACATATTTAGGAGCACACATGAAACTAAAACTAAAACACAAACCGAAATCAGGCCTCTATCGTTTGAATCTGACTGAGACAGAACTCGAACTGATTGCTAATCTCGTATATTCTGTTCGACTCGGCGGCGAAGGTGACAAATACAAAGATGCAGCATTTGATCTTTGTGGTGTATTTGGAGAAGTAGGATTAAATAGCATTGATCTTGAAGAAGAAATGAACTTCAGTGTAACACCGGAAACAGAATATGAAAGTGCAATCATTGAAATTTCAGAAAAAGAAGGTAAAGGCTGCTGCGGTGGTTGCGGATGTGATTGCAAATGATAAATAAATTCATCCTCGAAGGGTTAGATAGACTTGGTAAAAGTTCTCTAACTCAATCCATCCAGGATAAGTATGGATATTATCAAGTTATCCATTATGGCAAACCCCAATCACTAAAGTTTTACAATGACAGATCCACTTCGAAAATCCCTTCCGAACAAAGTGCTTACATGTATCAGCGGGCGAGCTTCGAAAACATGTTCGATCTTATACGGTCGCCGGCAAAAATTATCTTCGATAGGGCGCATCTTGGCGAAGCCGTTTACTCCCCAATTTATAGAGGGTATTCTGGTGATTATATTTATGATCTTGAGCGTGATCATGACATGGGTAGTCGTTGGGATGCCAAACTTATTCTCCTTATAGAAGACTTCTCAGTATCAAAACATTTTGTTGATGATGGGTTATCATTTGATGTAAATAAACGTGCCCAAGAACAGGACTTATTTTTAGAAGCATTTGAAAAATCAATATTTTCTAATAAGAAAACCATTTGCGTCACCGCACCAGATGGTAATTTTAAATCTAAAGAAGACATCTTACAAGAAGCAACAACATGAAAGTAGCAGTAATAAAAATTGGATCTCGCATCTCTTTTAATGCGAATGATACTTCAGGGGCGAATGGTGAAGCACGGAGTATTTGTAAAATGCTTAAGCGAGGTGGGGCCGAAGTTCATATCTATACAAAGATTTTGAAGAAGGATACCCTTGTTGAAGATTATCATTGGCATAATCTGGGCGATTCAATAGTAACTGCATCTTTACAAGCGTATGATGCATTGGTTGTTTTGAATGGCAATCTAAATTTCTTTGGTGGTGCAGAAGACCCAGAGCAGTTGCTTAACTACACCATCATCAATGTATTTCCGAAGAAGGTGTTCTATATTTACTGCGACCCTGAACTTACATTGAAGCAAGTCTGGCCATCGGTATCAAAGAAACCTTGGGCTGGTAATTGGTCTCAAGAAATGCTTCATGTCGGACGGTCAGATATTATCTATCTTTCTCAACCTCATGATGTCGTAAAAGTTATCCATGATTTGAAAAAGAATGAAGTTGTTCCAGCATTAGCAGTTCACTTCCCATTCGAGAAGTTCCCATGTTTGAATGGGCAACTACCTTTCAACAAAACACCAGAAGTCGACTTATCATATGGTGGTACGATGCGAGGTGGTAAGCGTGCTAAGAAGATGGTGAAGTTTTACTTCGGTCACCCAGATTCAGTGAGTGTTGAAATGTTTGGTAAAATCGAATGGAAAGATTTTGACTCAAGGTTGCTGACTGGGCAGAGACCTCCAGAATTTACCGGACCAGTAAAGTATGACGAGATGCTACCCAAAATGAACAAGGCAATGGCACACTGTGTTATCGGTGACCCCTATTATGAACAGATTTCTGATGTTCCACAGCGGGCATACGAATCTATTTGGTCTTCTGTTGTTACTTTCATCGACAATGACATGGATAAACTTCGTCGAGTGTATGGTCGAGACCCAATCCTATCAAACTTCTTGTATGTAAAGGATCGCCAAGAGTTGACAGAGAAAATCCAACTGTTAAAATCCGATATCTCATTGCGAAGGCAGATTGTTGAAGATCAAATCTCTGCCATTGCATTTGATGGCAGGGAATATTGCGAATCATTCGTTGATCAGATAAAAACATTATCAGAATCCCGTAAATAAAGTTGTCCGGAACTTAAAAAGGAAATAAAATGAAAATCGTTATTCTTGCTGGTGGCACTGGCTCTATTGCGTTGCAAACTGGGCTTTACAATACTCTAGAATCCCTATCTAAAGACGAAGTCGATATCAAAATCTTGACTAATGCCTACGATAATGGCCTAAGTACCGGAAGTGTCCGTAAAGTTATGGGTGGCAGAATCCTTGGTCCATCTGATGTTCGCAAGAATCAAACTACTCGATTGAAGTTGGAGCAACCAGAATCTCCTTGGCACAAACTTCTTGATATCCGTTTTACATCTACTTCTGATAAAGCAGAGGATTTTTGTATTGGTGAAATCAATAAATTTGACACTGCACTATCTGGTGGAAGAGAAGAAGTTTTCAAAACTGTTCAACCATTACGAGATGCAGTTACCGAATATTTCAGAACTCCTGATGCTGTCAAAATCGACTACAATGATTTCTCGTTAGCAAACATTATCTATGCTGGGTTGGCAAAGCAAAATGGGTATTCACTTCGTAAAGCAGCAACCATTATGGCCAGGTTAATGGGCATCAAAGACAATGTCATTCTCAATGATGATCGCTCATTGTTTCTTGGTGCTATTACCCGATCTGGGGTCAGAGTAACCGATGAGGGAGATATTGTATGTTGGGGCAATGAAGAAGATCCGTTTGAAGATCTTTTCTTTGTTGATCACAATGGCGAGGATATGAAACCGACTTTATGTGATGAAGCAAAGGATGCTATTTTTAATGCTGACCTTATCATCATGTCAAGTGGAACTCAGTGGTCATCTCTGATACCTACTTATGCTTCAATAGGATTCTATGGTGCTATAGCAGAAACAGATGCTAAGTTGTTGATGGTGATGAATAGACAACCAGACAAGGATTCACCCGGACAAACACCAGGTGATATTATTGACTTGCTAACCTCATCTTATATGCCAGCGGGAATCATCAACCTTATCATTGACACTTCTGGGCATGTTAGGATGTCTTCTATTAATGGGGATTCTGCAGATCAATGTGCATCTGTAAATTACTTTGATATGGAATTTATTAGAGACGGGTTAAGTGGAAAATCTCCATCTAAACATAACCCATATAGGTTGGCACATGCAGTCGCTAAGACCTATTTCGGTATAAACGATAATATTCCTAAATCAATCATCTTTGATTATGATGATACCTTGGTTGGACGTGGTAATAAGTTTATCGAATCTTCTAACTACAACATTAAGGGCATCAATGTTCTAAATGAGAAAGATTGTGGGATTTCTATATGCACTGGGAATAGTGTAAAGGCATTAAATCTTAAACTGAAAGATAATGTCATTGATAATAGTATGATGCCGATGAATTTTATGGTCCCAGATATTACCGTATATGCTGATGGTGGTGTGAACAAGTATTATTATCCACTGCATTATGCTGATGAGGAACAAACACCTAAGTTTGTGAGACATTTAGATGATAAACTGACTCTCGGTCGAGCAGAAATTGCTCTTGTTAATAGCAGACTTCGTGAAGCACATATCCCAGTCTCTAAGATTGAGAATCGTGGTGATACGGTTATTGCTCTTAAACCTATTGACCCAGAATATCGCAATTCAATCATTGAACTTTTGAAGTATAAATTTTACATTAATGAAATTGGCATGCCTAATACGTGGGAAATAACTTCTTCTGGTAGATCAACAATCGAAATATCTAAGAAGGGAATTTCTAAGACGCTTGCTGTAAAGGAAGTGTTAAAGAACAATCCTTACTCAGTATTTTATGTTGGGGATGAACTTGATTCAGGTAATGATTATGCTGTTAAACAGTTATCCAAGCAATACCCAAATCTGAGATGTATTAAGGTGAAGTCACCTGCTGAAACAGCATTTCTGATTCATGTTTTATTGCAGACATTCGGAGTTACAATACTAAAATGAAACAAGATCTTTATATTATAGCGGCAGGTAAGGGTTCGCGGATGGGAAGCAATATCCCAAAGGCACTTATCCCCATTGCTGGCGGTGAACCGTGTTTAACGTCAACTTTAAAACGGATCGGGCATAAGTTCAATAACGTTTTTATCGTTGTCAATATTGATATTATAGATGTATGGAGCAAGTATCTCTATAATGAAGTTGATTACAATGGGTATGAACTTGATGACATTAAAAATGTTGTCTTGATCCCTATCAAATCTGGTTTGGGTGATGGACATGCAGTTAAAGTTGCTCTTGATAAGGCACCGATATTAAAAACACACTACCCACTGTCAGAGGATATCGTTGTCTGTTGGGGAGATGTTTTCTTTGAAGATGGAAATATCATTGATGAACTTCTATCAAGACGATTAGAAGGGGCAGGATTAATCCCAGGTGTAAGAGAAAATAACCCATACGTTACTCTGTTTGTTGATGGTGACATGAAGTGTTTGGCAGCAGATTTTTCTAAGTATGGTGAAAATCATCCAACAGGATTCCATGATCAATCAGTATTTAGATTTGATAGACACTGTCTATTGAATGCACTCGAAAGACTTGATGCTGCATATTGGAAGAATGGCAGATATATGACTCCAGGCGGAGAACTTTCATTGCTTTACACCTTCCACTATTTGTTTAACTCGGATAATCCGATGTATGTCTATGAGACAGACTATCCCACAAAATCTTTTAACACCATTTCTGAAGTAGAATCAATCCAACTGGAGATTAATAAATGACTAGACCTATTTTAATAACCTTGACTGCGCCATCTTGTGCAGGTAAAAGTTATCTATTCAACTATATTCGAGACGAAGCAAAACTGCCTTGCCTTATTTCAACAACCACTCGAAAACCCCGTGCTGGAGAAAAAGAAGGTATTGATTATTTCTTTATATCAGAAGAAGAATCCATAATGCTGGGAGCAATGGATCAGTTTGCTGAACTTGCAATCTTCAATGGCACTCGTTATGGTGTTACCAGAAAAGAATTCCAAACAAAACTTTCTATGGGGATGGCATTCTTAATTGTTGAACCATCTGGCATTGATCACTACGTCAAACCTGCTTTAGACATGGGAGCAGGTCATTTGAAATATTATGTGCACACCGACCCCGAAGTTCGCTTTGAGCGTTTTAAGAACAGAGTAGAACAGGATTTGAGCAAGGCACTTAGTCAATGCTCAGATGCTGACGTATATAATTGCTCCTGCAAGATTGTAAAAACTGCACTATCAAGATTTCAGGTTATGCTCACTACTGAAATGCAATGGGGAACTGCTGCTAAATGGGATCGTATCCTGTTTGGTGAAAGCGACCCTAAAGAAAATGTCGAAATCATTCTATCTGATGTAAAGAAGTTGTTCAAGAAACTGAACGAAGAGTGATTAAAGACTGAATAAATCCTCCATAAATATTTTTACCAATAACAAATAATCAATATGACAAATACTAATCCTACATTCTGGGCTGCAGACATCGAAGACATGCACACTAAATTCGGTGTTAATAAGGTTGTTCAAACTTTATCTGCCGAGCAACTTAAGACCTATCTGAAATTCCGTTTGGATATGGTTCAAGAAGAAGTTAATGAAGCAAAGACTGCATTTGACGAAGGTGATGCTGATGGCATCGTTGATGCACTGATTGATAATATCGTTTTTGCAATCGGCACTCTCGATGTTATGGGTGTTGATGCTTACAAAGCATGGAATGAAGTTCATTCTAAGAATATGGAAAAATCTCCAGGAGTTAAACCCGGTCGTCCTAATCCTTATGGGTTCCCAGACTTGATTAAACCCGCAGGTTGGACTTCACCGTCCCATAAAGATAACGTTGGTCTGTTAGATAAAATCTTCCCAGCCCAATAAACGATTTTGGAACATGATGTTTCAAAACAAAGCAGAAATGCTTTGAAAATTTGATGTATAAGAAAAAGGAAACTAAATATGACAATCGCTAAAACCCTCGCAAGCGTTCAACGCTCAAAGCAATTCCAAAACTTGCTTAATTCTGGTCTTAAGTTGGTATCAACTGACCGTCAACTTCAAAATGGCACTCTTGCTTTTACTGGCAAGTTGAAGGCAGGTCGTAAGACAATTCGTCCTACCTATGCCGTCACTTCAACCGGTGCAGTTATCAGCAATGAGTTCGTTGCTCGCCGTGTAGCATGTGCTAAGCAAACTGACCAATATCGTCAGGGTCTTACTGCAGTATCCGAAATCCTCGGTAAGCGTTTGGCAGCCTAAATCTTGTTAGATTAATAGAAAGGAGTCTTCGGACTCCTTTTTTGTTTCAGTTGCCATAAATAAGTAATCACTCATTTGTTACGGTCCTAAATATGAAACTATTATTACTTGCCAATGCCCGCCATGAATTCGTTACTGAAGCAAAGGTAGATGGCAGCAAAGTCCAAATTGCTATGGATAAGATGATTAAGTTTATCCAGCGTAAGATGGATGAAAAGTTAATCAGAATTCCAGGTGTTGAGCACTTCCACAATTCTGCTGACCATGGGTATGGTTTCAGATACGTATTCTCTGGAACAACTCGTTGCTTACGTTTCAACTGGGCATCAGAACCTCAAGCAGGTAAAACAAACGAAATTCACTCCATTGATATTTTCAATGGGGAATCCTCAGACCCTACATTCAGTATTCATTGCAGAGGAATCTCCTTTGCTCAGGCATTACCAGCATTGGTAACTGTATTGCATTCTCCATCAGTCGGAAGAGTATTGGCATTCCCAGTTAGTCCGACAGAAGCATTGACCGAAGCAGTCGTTATGGAAGTTGCACGAACTGCATTCTCTCCAGAGCAAGCGCTATCTGACTTCTTACAGAAACTTACAACAGGTAAAACCTTTACCCGTTCAGAATTTATCGGTTCATATCACATCATCAATGCTGGCGTCTTCGATACTGTCTATAAAGATTTTGGTGATAAGTTTCAAATCGATGCTAAACGTATATCGATTAAACCAGGTACGAAACTTGATGCATTAAAAGATTCTATTCTTTCTAAAGCAGGTGTCTTGACAGTTACGGATGGGGGAACTGAAGAAAAGTTCCTTAAGACTTCACAGGAAGAACAAGTAGAAAAAGATGTAGGTGACAAGGTCCCATTTGGTGATTCACTTGAACACTTAGAAGGATTGGTTACTGGAACAATCAAGGGTGCATTCAATGCTCTATTTGTTGCTGGTAAGGGTGGCACTGGCAAGACGACTGTTGTTGAGCGTGTTCTACATGATCACGGATTAACTGACGGTAATGGTTACTTCAAGAACACCGGTTCTGCTTCTGCAATCGGTATCTATTCTCTGCTTTACAAACACAAGAGCAGCATTATCCTATTTGACGATTGCGATGGTGCATTAGGTGATGTTGATGCTCGCAATATTATCAAGGCAGCAACTGATACCAAGAAGCACCGCAAGTTAGCATGGTCTAAAAAGTCTGCTGGCATGTATGACCCAGAACATGAAGATGCTGAAGAGTATGAAGATGACCCAGATAAACTTCCACGTCACTTTGAATTTACAGGTCGCGTAATCTTTATTTCTAACTTGCCATTAGCAAAATTAGACCCTGATGGTGCTTTGAGAACTCGTGCATTTGTTATCAACATCGACCCGACAGACGAAGAGTTATTTGATCACATGGAAAAGATCTTGCACGAAATCAAACTTGAAGATGGTCTATCGTTATCGAGTTCTGAAAGGGAAGAAGTGTTCCAAGTGGTAAAAACTTCTAAACGCAAGGGAGATACATCTCTTCGTAAGTTAGTCCGAGCACTCAATCTTAAAGCATCGGGGGCGACCAACTGGTCCGTCCTGGTCGACCTGTATGCATAGCGCAGGTTAGAAAGTGCACGCTAAATAATAAATACCTCTATCTAAACAATGGGGTATTCTTATGCGACAGCAAAGAAAAAGAGCATCACAAAAAGCGTTTCATGTTGTTTATAAAACAACATGTTTGACAACTGGGAAATGGTATATTGGTCTCCATAGTACTGATAATATGAATGACGGATATCTTGGATCAGGAATGCGTTTAACACGTTCAGTTAAGAAGTATGGTGAGAATGACCATACCAGAGAAATACTTTTTATGGGAAATACACGTAAAGACGCTTCTAATAAAGAAGCAGAACTGCTTTCTGAAGAAGTTCGCAAAGATCCAATGTGCATGAATCTTGGGCTGGGCGGTTTAGGAGCAACAGATAGACCTGCTACGTCAGAGGAAACAGCAGCAAAACTTTCTAAAGCATCTAAAGGTTATGTTCGTACTAAAGAATGGTATGCAAAAATACTTGCCTCTAGAATGGCAAATAATGGTTATAATGTCTCTGATGAGACAAAAGAAAAGATTAGAACCGCTCTAACCGGAAAAACATTATCGGAAGAACATAAGAAGAAAATTTCTGAAGGTGGTACAGGTCAGAAGCGATCTGAAGAAACTTGTCAAAATATTTCAAAATCTCTTAAGGGTAAAATTTGGCCGAAAGGTAAAGATAGAAAACCTGTATCAGAAGAAGCAAAAGAAAACATTCGTAAATCTCGTATTGGTAAAAAGCATTCCGAAGAAGCAAAAGCAAATATGCGCAAACCTCACAAAGCGCCTAAAACCCGCAGTTGTACTGTGGATGGTATAAATATCTTTGAATCGGTTAAAGCGATGGTAGAAGCATTAGGATCAGGACAGAATAGTAGAAGGTCTCCTAATTTTAGATATGTTAAGGAATAAAATGAAACTACACGAACTTTATAATACTAAAACATTTGAGGGTTTTGAAACTAAACGGGGATATATGCCTTCGCGTATTTACCAGCACAATGTTAAAGAATATAATAGTGCAAAATTAATGGCAAAATCTTGTAGAAGTACCGGGGATGAAAAGAGTGCTGACATGTATGATAAACGTGCTCAAGAGTTTTACGATAAGATAGAAGCGCTAGACAAAGAGGAAGCACTAAGAGTGTCTTCTAAAAATGCTAAGGAATAAAATGAAATACGACTTACTAAAAGAAGCAGTTAATACCTCATGGCATGGTAGCAAAAAAGATCCAGAGTGGTATGAACTTTACAAAGACAAACCATTAAAGGTTAAAACCGTAAATCATTCTGGTATCGGTGGACAACCAAAGGGCACCTATTCTATTAGAAGTTTTAAGAAAATCGGAAAGTCTAAAGCAGAGTTCACAATAAATTTTGATGGTAGTCCATCTTCAGCAACAGTTGATTTAGATAATCCAGAAACAGTCTTAGATAAAAAGTATGACAGAGTTCTGAAGTTCTATTTCTACAGTGGCGCAATGCCCATCTCTGCTCGTCAAGCATTCAACTTGTTCCAAGTTAAGAACGGTAAAAAGACAGAAGAATGATTTCCTTCAAAGAGTTTATTACTGAGATGGGTGGATGGGCAAAGACCATTACCCAAGATGTAAAACTTACCCCATCAGTTGCTAAGAAAGCATTGGCGAACATGCCTAAGTTTGAAAAAGATTTCAATGCTTACTTGAAGACACAAGACCTTGCCCCTATTAGAATAGGGAAACCGATTGGGTCAACTGCTTACTTAGAAAAAGATTTGAAGAGCAACCCGGATAAAGAGTATGGGGATATTGACATCATTTTCTCTATGCCTCGTATCCCAGATACTACCGAAAGTAAAAATCAAAGCATCTATAAAAAGGCGGTTGTTGATTTCATAAAGGATGAAAAACCTTCCTACATCTATGATGGTGGAAATGAAAATGGAACCAACATTACAGTTTCAGTCGGTGATGAATGGGTTCAAGTCGATTTAGTTGCTGCCTTCCATGAGACAGAAGACTGGACAACCCACCGTATGACACCTGAGCATAACCTAAAAGGTGCGTTAGTCGGGTTCCTTTACTCGTCATTGTCCGAACTCCTCAATGTCAGCATAGGAACATCAGGGGTTCAAGTCAAGCATGTTGGTGACGAGATAGTTCCTTTCAAGAAACTCAAAGTTGATAAGGTTTCAACTATCACAACTGACATTGGGACATTTGCTTTAGATGTTTTTAAATATCTCGGCGGAACTAAAGTAGATCCGTTGCTCAAGTCTAATCCAGGTATGAAGCGTGAAAGCATAAAGTTTACCGACCTTGCGAATGCAGTAAAGGGTCTAGGGAAGTCTTTTGAACTTAGTGGTATGTATGGCACTGGTCATCTTAAGCACATCGAAAGTTATGATGATTTTATTTCCAAGATAAAAGAAACCTATCTTGGTAAAGCAGAAGAGGCATCGAATGCTTCTAAGTTTAATAAAGCAGCAAGTGACAATGCAATAAAGAAAGCAAATGACACGAAAGAAATGCTCAGGACAAAATCAAAAGAACTTGCTAAACTCCTTTAACAGGTTCAAGTTTAAAAAATAAAACATCGGGATATAATAGATAATATTTTATAGGACAAAGATATGAAGATTGGATTACGATTAGGATTGTGCATTCGCGATATTATGACAGGAAAAGTTGCCATTGAGGATGTCTTTGTCCTGGTTTTAACATCAAAGTTTAACCCCGTTCAAACTGGAATCTGGGAAGCACTTTGGAAAGTTTACGGTAAAAATGAATGGAACACAGGACACGATCAGGAACAGTATAAAGAGTTGATTATGTCTCTGTATAATCAAGGAAAAATTCATCAACCAAAAATGTTTGGTGGTGCTGGACATCCTTATCGCCAGACTTGGATGGAAATGGTTGAAGCAGAGGAATTAATTGAGACCTCAGCATTTGAGACACGAAGCATTGAACCAGTAAAATCTAGACCTGCACCATTGGTCGTTAAAGATTATCCGATGTTTTCTACTGTGCTTCCAGAACTACCAAAGAAAGAAACTGTAGCACCTTCAACAACAGAATTGTCATTATTGGCAGATGCTTTTACCACAAAAGCAGTTCCATTACCAACGTTAATTCCTGTACCAGAATCTGCTGTGCCAAACAATGAAAAAATCAAATATGCCCCATTGAGCGGGATGGAAGTTTCTGAGATTGCAGACTTTTCAGCATTTGAACATTTAGACTTAGATCTATCTAAACCGTAAGCATTTTAGTTACAATTGTTACACTTCTTTCACTAAAAAGAGTGTACTTTTATCAGGTTGTGGTGTATAATACATCATGGCAACAAACAAAGTTAATCGTAAACGTCGTTCTGATAGAATGCATATCGTTTACATGCTTCAGAACACTATCACAAATGAATCCTATGTAGGGGTTGCAGTTTGTGTTGATCGTTCGGGTAAAGAAACCCTTGCTGCTCGTTGGTCTCGTCATGTTGGACGTGCATTCAACCAAAACAAATCTTGGAAACTTTGCGAATCTATCCGTAAATATGGACCAGATGTTTTCCATAAAGAAATCGTAACCTTTGTGAGAGGAAAAGCAGATGCATTTGCACTAGAAACCGAAATCCGTAACTCTGACAAACCCGCTCTTAACTCTGTATGAAAGTCTAAAATGACAAAGGTAACAACTGAATTGCTCGAACGTGCTTATGAAGCAGGGTATACTGCCTGCAAGTTCAATGTTCTTCGAGCACCTGCAATGGACCCGGACTATCGGGCTTTGATCAATGGTTTCAAAGTTGGTGATGGTGCAAATCTTCTTGCTGATGAATGGTTCAAGGGATATGAAGAACGCAACGATGAAGACATTGCTGCTCTCTTTCCTGAGGACGAGTATTTTCAGGCAAAAGTGAAACGCCAAGCACATCGCTCGGCAAAACACGAGTTCGCCGGAGAGTAAGATGTTCGAGTACAAGCAGCAATTGCTTCTTAAGGGGGTTAAACCTCTTATGACCCGTAAGAAATATATTCGGGTTGCGAGTTTTTCCTTTGATGAAGGGATGTATATCATCAATCACATCAAGCAGGAAAATTTGCATGGGGTAAAAGTTGACGGCATTACCGACCCACAATCAACTCGCATTCGGATGATTGCCAATGGCCAGATTTCCTGTGTAAGTTGTGGACTTAAGGGAAATCATTTTTACATTGAACGACATGAGAATGACACCATCAGCAAACACAGTTTGAATCTGTACGCGATCGATCGGTGTGGTGTGGAGCAGATGCTTACTTGGGACCACATCATTCCAAAATCTCTTGGTGGTTCAAATCTTTTGGACAATGCTCAGTGCATGTGCGAAAAATGCAATAGAGCAAAGGGCAATTATTTGAGTCTAACAGAACTTATTGAAATTGGTGGCAGGAAAAATGCACTGACAATGTACGCTTCCCCTATCATTGGGCCGAAAGCAAAAACCAGAATCAATGATACTCTGAAAATGGTTCGAAATGATTTTAAACAACTTAGGAAGCAAGGGGAAACAGTATGAGTGACTATGATGACGAAGACCGTTCTGAAGAACTTGGCAACATCTTTCGAAAGTTCAACCCGATGAAAGGTGCCATGACAATCAATTTTGACAAGGTGCTTGAAGAACCAGATTTCAGTGCCTTGACTAAAGCGACCATTCGCAAGTTGAAAAAGCAGCAATACTTTTCAATTGCGGAATTCGTCCAATGGGTTGCTACCCCTGACTTGGAAGATTTGGTGATGCGCTTTGAACGGATGATGGATGATGAAGATGTCATGCAAGACATTTTGATTCTGTCTGAATGTCTTGCTGCCGGCGAAGGATTCAACATTACGGATTCTGATGAAGCACACAAGAACCTGAATTACTTCATGACGGTAGTTACCTGTGAATCGCTCAAACGCCATGGTTTGGTTGAGATGTTTTACAACAAAATCTCGCTTGACAACTTGATGAGCGAAGAAATGTTTGTGAGGTTGCTATGAACGAACGTATTAAAGAACTAGCTGAGCAAGCCGGAGCATGGTGTTATGATCACCATGACATTCCAACGATGGAACAATTTCAAGAAAAATTTGCCGAGCTGGTTATGAAAGAATCTGCACGAATCGCACTTGAATCAAATTATACCACAGATGTGGTGATTGAAATGAAGAGGGATAGCAAACGGGTAATTGCCAAATATTTCAAGGTTACACGATGAACGAACGAATTAAAGAACTGTCTGCTCGTACATCAAAAGAATTGATAGGTATGAGTCCGCATAGAGAACGATGGCAAGAAAAGTTCGCTGAGCTAATTGTTCTGGAATGTAAATCTGCAATGTATAAAGAATTTGCTGAAGGTAAATTCATGACTTTAGAAGGTTGTTATCACGCAATAAATGAACATTTCGGAGTGAAAGAATGAACGAACGAATTAAACAGTTGCTTGAAAAGGCAAGGGTGCAGGATTATTGGAGTGTTGATGAACACCGCTACTTGGTCGATTACATCGATCATGAAAAGTTCGCAGATCTAATCATCGAAGATTGCGCTCAACAAGCAGCACTCTGGTACCCGTATGGTGTTGGTAAATGCACTTTATCAATTAGGCAATTTTTGGGGACAAAAGATGAATGAACATATTGATTTTTTAGTAGATAAAACTGCCAACCTAATGCCTGGGGTATGTAATATAGAATACGAAAGTGGTAAGAAGGGTGTCGAATTTACTGAAGATGCCTTGGAAAAGTTCGTTGAGATGATTGTCCATGATTGTGTGGAAATTTGTGAGAACCTTGAAACAGAATATCTTACGCTACGAAAGAATGAAATGGATTTTAGCGAAAAGAATATTTGGGCTCAAGGTGAAACCGCAGCACTGGCAATCAAGCGTACAATTAAACGACAATTTGGAGTAACAGAATGACAACCTTCACAGTAACTTTAGAAGAAGATGGCGATGACATTATCTTGCCGTTGCCACAAGAAGTAATGGGCCAACTTGGAATCAAAGAGGGTGATACTTTAAAATGGACAGATAACAATGATGGGAGTTTTACAATGACGAAGCAAAAAACAAAACTGGTATTGGTGGATAGTATCCATACCTTCTTAATTCGACATGTTGTTGAAGTTCCAGAAGACCACCCCGAGTATGCTCTTGACACTGTCGCATGCGATGGTGATGAGTTGATTGAAGTTACTCAGGACTTTCTCGGGTCTCAAATCGCAAGTCATCGGGTCGTGACCGAAGAAGAGGTCGTCAAGATGTATCGGGAATACTATCCGTTCGGTGATGTGGGTGTACAGATTACCGATGAAGAAATTCTAAAGCGGAGTGTTACGAAAGAACCAAATGAATAACTATTTCCCAGAACGATTAGAAATAGATCCAAAATTTTGGATCTGTGCTGGTGAAGGACAAGGTGCGGCAAGGCGAGGTCGAGTAATCAATGCCGCTCTGAACACTTTATTCGCTGGCAATTCTGACGTATATGTTTCTGAAGATCGATATGCCCCAGTGGATTTCATTATTCGAGAAACAAATCATGTTGAATTGAAAACCTCTGCTCGTGGTGGTGGGTGGATTGACTTGAGTCCTCTCGAAAAAGAATACCATCAAAAACGGATTGGCGCTGGCCATAAATCTTTCTTAGTCCTTTATGATCAAGGTGAAGCACATAATTTGGGATTCTCCAGTCAGTCCCATGAAATCACATTCGCGAATCGAATTTTGATTAGTGATTTAACGGAAGTTTTCAAAAATAACCACGTAACTGAATCCCACAATGGAAAAACTGTTCAAGTAAAACGAAATGGTAAATGGTTTACTGAACGCAATTTTTACATCTGGAAAAACATCCTAGAACGGTATCAAACAGTTACAATTTAACTGTGTACAACCTGCACAGGTTGATGTATAATATCCTTATCGAAACTTAGATAAGGATGAAAGTGAAATGGAAATCAAGATACCGGTAAAACTGAGGAGTTGCACACATACCAAACGGGCTAAGCAGAAAAGAATTCTTACTGCTCTGAAACCTGTTACAGATTCTGAATCAATTGAAAGTTTTTTCAGTTGGTTTGAAAAGAAACTCGAACAAACTGTTACAATTTAACTGTGTACATTTGCCAGGTTGCAGTGTATAATAACCTATCAGTTAAATTAAAGGTGTTTTGAAATGATTGCTACTCTGTGCTGGTCTTATTCGGGTTACCCTGGAGATGGTTATTACTTTGATGAGGGTGCTAAACTTTACAGTGCTTTTACACCTACTGGTAAACAGGTAAAAGCAAAAGCTTTTTCCTGGCTTTCCCAAAAAGGTTTCGGCCGTGGTTATTTCAATAACAGCGGTCGTTACAAACGTTACCAAAAGACGGTCTTCAAAAACGAAGAAGAAAAAGCATTGGCATTGCAAGCAATGGTGGTTCGGTACGGCATTGAAATATTTGCAACCGAAGAGGATTTCAAGATCGCAAAAGAAAAAACTGCCAAACATGCTAAATGGCAGAACAAAATTTGCCCATATTAATGTTACATCTGTTACACTTTAACTGTGTACTTTCCACAGGTTGCAGTGTATAATACATTTATGAAAACGAAACAAATCATTGACGGTAAATGGACTTACTCTGAACCTACAGAACCCCTGAAGGTCGGAGATGTTGTTGAATTCAAATGTAACGGTCGTGGCCGAGGTGGACATTACGGTGTTACGGCAACTGTAACAGACATCAAAAGCAAGACTTTTCTTGCGATTGAATCTCACGGTTCTTACAGCCCAGGTACTCCTTGGAAAATAGACCTGGATACCGAAAATCTTTACGTTTTGAAGTAAAATCATGAAAAATTCTCTACCAACTGCCACTTTCATGTTAACCCACCTCCGTAATCCCGGCTGGATTCCAGAATACGTTGATGGTTTTGCAATTAATGATGATTCTTACTACATTTCTGCTAAAGTGGAAGTAGAAATTCTCACCGTCCACATTGAAAAGCGTACTATGCGAATTCGTTTTATGTGGAATGGTAAAAAAGAAACCCGAGATGTTTGTCTAGGAAAAAATACCAAAGTTTCTATTGAATTCTAAAAACTGTTACACTTTAACAGTGTACATTCTCCAGGTTGTAGTTTATAATACATCATGAACGAAAAACTCATTTCACTTATCCAAGAAGCAAAAAAAGCCAAAGTTGCTTACCTTGCCCAGTATCAACTGGTTTATTACGGACCCACTGGATACAATGGTCGTTACAGTAAAAAATTGTCCAAGTTGTATTTGGCAATGACCAAAATTGAAACACAAATAATCAAAGAGATTTACATTTAACTGTTTACTTTTCTCAGGTTATGGTGTATAATAACCTATCTTTTAAAATACAGAAAGAAATCTGATGTCGAATACCGCTGTTCTCTCCTTTGATTCTCGTGCGAACAAATGGACTGCTACACATGCTGGGAAGGTTCTTGCCTCCTCTCCGAATAAGACTTACGTTGTGGAAAACATTCGGAATGGTCGTTGCACCAAGGCGAATCTCGCTGATGTCAACGATGTCCGCGAAGTTGGTGTCACCGAAGTGAACACCAAAACGGGTAAGACCGAAAAGGTGGACAAGTTCTCCATTAATGAACGCTTCGACTTCTTGACAGACTTTGTCAACATGGTTTCGGATCGCACCTCTGCATCCCTCTTGGTTACCGGCGAAGGTGGTCTCGGTAAGACATTCACGGTTAACAAATCCCTGAAAATGGCGGGTTTACAAAACTCTGCTGACTTGGTCGGGTTCGGATCGGATGACGTTTTGCTCCCGAGTCAATCCCAGAAGGTTTACACCATCGTCAAGGGTTATTCGACTGCTAAGGGTCTGTATCGGACTCTCTACGAAAACCGCAATCGCATTGTAGTTTTTGATGATGTGGACAGTATACTTCGCGACCCTGTTGCTCTTAACCTTTTGAAAGGTGCACTGGATTCTTATGATCGCCGGTTTATTTCGTGGAATGCAGAATCTTTCGGTGATGATGATTTGCCAAGGTCCTTTGAATTTAAGGGCGGCGTAATCTTTATTTCGAATCTGCCAATATTCAAAATAGATCAAGCGATTCGGTCTCGGGCGATTTGTGTTGACCTTTCAATGACAACAGAACAAAAGATCGAACGGATGGGACACATTCTAGAATCTGAAGATTTTATGCCTGATTATGAATTGACTGTTAAAAAATCTGCGCTAGCATTTTTAAGTAAAATGCAGGATGAGGCAAAAGAAATCAGTCTGCGAACTCTGATTGCTGTCACGAAGGTTGCTAACCGTGGTGATTCATGGGAGCGTAGAGCAGAATACTTGTTGACTGCTGTTTAAGGAGCATGATGATGGACAATATTGAACACTTGTTTTTTGGTATCTCAATGATCATCTTTGGATTTCTGGGAGTATCCTGGGGTAAAAACAATATCAGTAACTTGGTGGTCAAGTTCGTGCTTCTCGCAATGTCGGGGTGGGCATCTTGGATGCTGGCGACTGCTCTTGGGTATGTTGTAAAGGCATAGTATGAAATACGATGAATTTAGAATGGCACACTATGCCACATTCCAACCGCCATTACGTGGCCCAGGGCATGAAGATGAAAGCATCACTGACTGGAAACAACGTTGGGTTACCCGTATGTCTTCTCTCCAAACTCGTACATGTCAGGTAACTGAATTCGGACACTATACTACCCCTTGGAAAGATGTCGACGAGGTAGTAATCCCCTCCAGCGAATGGTATAAGGAGAGCAAATAATGGCAACAGGAAATGCGGGTCTACCAACACCTGGCGAACAAGGTCTTCACAATGGTATTAAGGGTTGGAATTATGAAAACCCTTACACCGAACGTGGTGAAGAACTGGAACATGAAGCATATCGTAAAGGTTACCATGCTGGATATCAGCACTTTCTTAAACGGCAAGAGGTCAAACTCTTGAATAAAAATGCGTAAATATACAATCATGGCAGAGTATCTGGACCATAAGGTTCGGCTCATGGAAAGTTCCAAGGACTATGTTGTTGCCACCGAAGATAATAAATATCTCTTAAATGAGATTGGTGATCGACTTCTTGAAGATGGTCTGATTATCAGTTATCAAATTTTGGAACTTATCGGGCAACCGGTAACATTGGAGAAAACAAATGAACATTAAATCCGCAAATGGTGTAACCGGTTTCATTCTCTATTCTGGGGATGGACGGTCCTTTTTTCGAGTGTATGGTGAGAATCTTACCTTTAAGGATTATGCTCTTCTTCACAGTGATTTGGAAGTAACTATCACCGACCCCGATGCTTTCTTTTATGAGGGTGAACATACAGATCGTATGAACTGTTTGGACCATTCCCCAGCAACTCTTGGATTCCCAAATGGCAAGAACTAAAATCTTTTATCGAATCGGATATGAAGTCGGATTCGTTGTTGGTGCTGTATGCGGGTTATTGACATACATCATGTTTCCATTTCCTAATAAATATTGAAACGATATGAACACAATTTTAGTTTGGTTTTTGATTTCGACGAGTAGTCAATTTGCTGGGGTCATAACTTATTCTCCCCCAATGGCAACTCTTCAAGAATGTCAACGTGTGAAAAGTCTTATAGACGAGGATAAAAACGCATTCAAGTTCGTAAATCGTTGTGTTCAGATGACAATCGTTAAATAAAACGGTTACAACTGTTACACTTCTTTTGCTAAAAACTGTGTACTTTTGTCAGGTTGTAGTGTATAATACATCTATCAACAAATCAAATGGAGTTTACAATGTCTTCAATTTTCGTATCCCGCTCTCCTGCTCCTAAGACCAAAGAACAGAAGAAAGTTTCGAGCTTGGTTCAAAAGCCCAGCACTCGTCAACGTGATTCGATGAAACCCGGTCCCTGTGTTGTTGTTTACAAACAAGCAGAAACCGAATCCAAGGAGTAATTATCATGTCGTACGTCATTTACAACACTGAAACAACCGAATTTTTTCGTGTCTGGCGTCAAGGTTACTGGCAAAATGCTACGTACGCTGATGAATCGGCTGCAAAAACGGCAATGACAAAAATGTCAAAGACCGGAAAGATCGACCCGACCAAGTACAGCATCATGGAACGATCCGAGTTCAACAAAATCGAGAAAATGGAAACGGTTTACAGTTTGATGACGGGTGCGCCGGTTGTTCAATCGGTGAATACCCCCATGTGCTGCGATCCTTCATATGAACTTTACTGGACGATGTAGGAAGTTACAATTGTTACACTTCTTTTGCTAAAAACTGTGTACATTTCACAGGTTGCAGTGTATAATACATCTATCAACAAACAAACTTAGAAAGTTTAAAATGTCTACAATCTTTATCTCTGGTCAAATTGCTCAAAAGACCCGTGAACAGAAGAAAATCTCGGTTCTGGCTCGTAAGCCCAGCAAAGCCCAACTGATGCGGATGAAATCCGGTCCTTGCATCTCGGTCTTCAAGAAGGAAGTTGTATAAATGAAACGGGCTATGATCGTTCTTACTGTTACTGCATTGTTCATTGGCTATACCATTGGTGCAAGAGAATCAAACAGTGAAATAATTAAGGATTGCTCTGAAAATGGTCGAGCAATTCTTAGCAGTGAAGTTGAAATCAATTGTTCGTTAAAATAGAAAGTGTTATATGCTGAATAAAATCTCTCAAATCACCGGTTACCGTTTTGATGTCAACGAAGAAAACGTCAATGGTTTGGATTTGCTCCGTCGAATCGCGGACAAAATCCCTGCAGACGTAACCCCAGAATCTCGTACCTTTGAGCTCCACGTTTTGGCTGCTCAGGCTTCTGCCGATGGCGATGGTCAACGTGTTATGAGCCACATGGCTGATGCGTTGGTTGCTGAACCTGCTCCAAAGGTTCTGAAAATCAAGTCCTCTCCAAAGGGCGCACGAATCAAAATCGCGGCTTCGAATGGAGTTCGGTATTCCTTCGGTCCGATTTGGAACGCTTCGATTGTCAAGGGTAAGGGCATCGCATTGGTTGAAGCCAACCGCGAAAAGCTCAACCACCAAGCTCTCATGCTGGGGCTGACAGCTCCAGAAAAAATGAAGCTGGATGTTTTGGTTGGTAAGCTCGCTCCCCTCGTTGCATAAGGAATCAAAATGGCTGATATCTCTGTTGAAACCGTTGTTCGAGTCTGGAATGACAATGGTTATGGTTACGAAATCGGCGCTGATGCAGACTCTGGGTCTGGTGTTGAAATTCGACTTTATGAAGAACGATTCAACTCGAAAAGCACAGCTCGTTTGACCTTCACTAAAGAAGAAGCTCTTGCCATCAGTGCTGCTCTTCTTAGATTGGCGGTGGAATCATGATGTGTGATTGGTATGGACAAATGATTCGAGTTCGTCATGAAGGCGACCCTCGAGAAGTTGCTAGCGATGTGATTGTCGAACAACAACCAGCTCTAAATGCTGAATGGGTCAAGGTCATTGGCTTCAACAGCATGTCTGATGATTACGCATTCACTAATGCTCGCCAAGCAGCAACAGCTCTCCAAAAGCGTTTAGAAGCAAAGGAATAAAATGTTAGTTTACACACTTCGATTTAATTACAAAAGCGGTTGCTCTGAAACATTCAAAATGTCAAAGTTCACCGTTGAAAATGGAAATTATTCTTGGACACCATATGGCGACTGCAAACCACTTTTGCTTGGTGTTGAACATATCGAATCGATTGCTCAGTTAGGTGTCGAGGATATCCCAGCATTGCCTCCTCTCGAAGTATAAAATTTTATAAAGGAGAATAAAATGGCTGGAAATACTCGTGGGATGGAATTCCCAATGAAATTCACTGCACAAGAAGCCCGAAAATTGGCCGAAGATGCTCATAGCCTTGATGGTGATTATAAGCGGGCTGAGACCATTGAACTCTTGGGTTATATTAAAGCCGCAGCATCAAAAGGGCAATCAACATTCGCCACAAGCATCACCGATAAAATTGTCGAAACACGATTAAATAACCTTGGATTCACAACCAAGGTCACACATGAACAGCGTGATGGTGATTACATGACGATTAGCTGGTAAATAAATAGTTTAACTTTAAAGGAAATATAATGGGCGGAAAAGCAAAATCAATTTATCTCACTGTCTGCCCCAAAGGCAACCACGTGAGCGTCTTCAAGAAAGTCTTCTTTGAAGCAAAAGCATACAACGAGTATGTCAAGAACCCCGAGTTCATCGAAAAATATCCGAAGGATAAGTTCGATATCATCAAGGAAACCTTTTGAAGATAAATGAAGAGTATATCTGCCAGCTTGCTGATGAAGCATTTTATGCTAGCGATATTTCGGCAGACGGATTACATTCAGCTTCGAATGAATTTTGCGTCAAATTCGCAGAGTTGATTATCGCAGATTGTATTTCTGCCTGTGCAACTGATGATTTGGGTAAGACCAAATCAGCTGAGGAATTGATCAGAGATCATTTCGCTGAATAATAAATAATGGATGCAAAATAAATTCTTTAGTTCCGATCTACATTTCGGACATTCTAACATTTTAAAATACTGCCCTCGTCCATGGAAGTCTGTTGAGGCTATGGACGAGGGTCTTATCTCGAACTGGAATAGTGTAGTTCGTCCGAACGATATCGTCTATATTTTGGGGGATGTTTTCTTCTGTCAGGAAAAAGAAGCACGAACCATTATGCACCGTCTGAATGGTAAGAAAAGATTGGTTTATGGTAATCATGACAAGATTATCAGGAATCAAAAACCTATTCAGAATCTATTCGACGATATTCATTCAGAATTGTTCACAGAATACATTGATGGGGTGATGAATGTAATGTGCCATTACCCAATGCTCTCTTGGAATAAAGCCTTTCACGGTTCATTCCAACTTCATGGGCATGTTCACGCTCTGCAACCAACAGATGGGCTATGTCGAAGATATGATGTGGGTGTTGATGCAAACAACTATGCTCCAGTGTCTTGGGAACAAATCAAGAAGACTTTAGAAGCTATTGACCCGACAGATTCTGAAGAGCGAATTAAAACTCACCAATCAAAGTAATTTAATAACTTTTAGTAAGCCCGGATGTAGTGGTGAAGGCCATTCTCCGGGCTTTATCCATTTGTAGTGAGTATTTTCCCAATTAAGTTCAGGGATAAACTCTTCGACTACGCGCCCAATATAGTTATAGTACTTAAAACTTTTTGCGGTGAAGGTGTAGATTAATTCTAAATCCATTTCACCACGGAATCCCGCTTCTTCCCACATTTCGCGTCTGACAGCGAGTTCGGAATCTTCATCATAATCGATTTCCCCACCTATACCAGCCCAGGTACCAGGTTCTTTCACACCTCTTGACCTGCGAACAAACAGATATCGGCCTGTCGTTTCACAGTATGGTATTACCCCTGCCGCAACAAATTCATCCTCTTGCTCCATAAATTCCTTAAATCTCATTTTCTAATTTCCGAAATATTTAATAGCGGTCAAACTGAGCCGAAAGTGGCTGATATGCGGTGGCTTGTTGTTTTACTTCAAGCGCTGCTCTATCTTCCCACGACATCTTCTTCCACTCTTTTTCTGTGACATTGTAGTTCTTCTCTGGCCAATTCATAAAGTAGCCAGTCTTCTTCATCTTGCCTTCTGGGTTAGTGATAGCCATTGAACCAAATCGCTGCAAACCCATAGCGCTCTCTTCACCTTTCGGCGTTTGTCCTACTATACGGACGGTGTAGCCTTTCTTGTCTGTATAAGCTGCTAGTATTTTTCTCGGTGGCAATGGTCCATGGCTTGAACCTGGAGACTTCCACAACTCGCCAGGCTTATTATGTGTGCCATCAAACTCAGCTAAGAACTCTTTGAAGTTCATATCTCTTTACCTTGGTGGAATATTTTACCTATCTTTGGGAACCAGTAACCTTCGCCTTGGCACTTCATCAAATTCTTTCTAAACTGTTTGAAGAACTCTTCATTCAAATCACGAGCTTTATAACCACCTTTAGGGAAGAAGCCAACTGGAAATGGTTCATTACCACTAATCAAACCATAAGCACCAGCTCTTGCTCGGCCTTCATGCCCGCTAATCTTGATCTCTAATTCTGCACCATCATCAAACTCAGGGTTGATATTAAATTGAAGCCAAGGAGTTGCAATCGGGCAACCTTCTTCAACATATTTCTTAATGCGCTGAAGATCTTCGGTTCTATCTGCTTGTAAAGCAAGCTTTAGAAAATGTAATGGAGTAATGAAAGCAACAAATCCTTCATACTCTACGTTCTGACCCATAGGGGTTGCTCCCATACCTTTAACATTATTGAAAGGCACATTATGAATGATGTACGCACTTTCAATATTTGAAGGGCTTGGAGCTGATAAAGCTTTCAACTGTTCAGGGGTATATTTGAACGGCTCTTCATCGAACTGTCGTGCTTCTAAAAATTGCTTAAAGCTAATCATATTTTGGAATATTGGTTTTTATGTTAAGCATTTTTAATGCTCTTCTTGCCAACGGAACTTTAACAGCAATGTAACTATTACCGGTCAAAAGAATATCTTCATAACCTTCAGAAAGAACATGGGCCATTTCGGTTGAGTTGTTTATTGCCATAGGTTCCATATTTTTAAGAGACTTAACCAGCGTATCGACTATTTGATCTTTTGGAGCTGTCCAATCATTGATCTCATATTTCATATTGCTCATCGCATAGAAGGTATAATCCTTTTTATGAGTTTCAAATATGGTAGCTTTCCAACCATCTTTAGGGAAGATAACATATACTTGACCCCAATCATCTGCTATTTCAGGTGATGTTGTGCAAAAAATAGAATTTTTACGTGTTGCTTTTAACCCAGCTTTTAAAAATGCAAGATGAAGCAATTCATGCAAATCTTTTCTCATTTCAACAGGTTTTCTATCTGGGCGGATAGCAGTAATGATTCCTTCTCGATCATATGCATATATGCCCCTATACAAAATCTTACCAGATGTTTCATACGCCTTTAGAATTTCGCTACAGTTGTCTCGGATAACTTTTGTGAAATGATCAGCACTCTTAACTACACTAACTTCTTTATCAGTCGAGTGAAATAAATCATTACTGGCATACTTGTCAAATTTACTTTTTGACTTCTCTTTAGCATTAATAAGTGAATCGACGGCATTGGTAATGCTACCATTAGATTCAAAAAGTTCATATACTTTCATTTGAAAATCCCCAATATCCATCCTTTATTTTTTCCGCTTTTAAGTATACCATCACTACCTCTAAAACATCTGGTAAAACCGCGATAATATATGTCAAATGTTTTACAAAATCCGACTAGATCATTTGTTATAAATTCTTTGCCCTGTGGATTTATTACTTTCCATTTTTTTGCTCTAGGATTTTTTTCGCCAGTTCTTAATTTAGCTTTCTCACTCATTTTCAATTTTGTAGAAGCACTATGTTTTAAACCTGCTAAACCATGTTCACCACCCAGGGTTCTATTTACTAGTATACCATTTTCTTCATATCCCATGCGCCCATATTTCTTGATTAACTCTTTTTCCAATAAATCTGCTTCTTCGCTACTAAGATTTTCTTTTATTTTTTCTATGATTGGAATCTCATTGTGTTCATTCAGGTAATCGATTCTATCCTGGAATAATCGATTACTATGATTGTTTTTGTTTGCTATTTTAAGATGATCATACATTCTTAATCCCGCCCCTCTACCAACATAAAATATATTGGAATGATCAGAGTAAGAATAAATGTAAAAATTATTTAAATTTTGCATATTTTGAGGGTGGATGTCCTGGGGGTATATGGCCATATGCCCACATTGTTTTTAATCTATTTGATGGAACGCGTTTTCCAGATTTATCTATAAAGAATAGGGGACCATCAGCATTTGTCATTCTTGTTATGTAAGAAATTTGTCTATAGATCCAGTTGATATCGGCAGTTGTCCATTCGGTGAACGACTTTGATTTCATTTTGATTACCGCTCTTGCTGCAGCCTTACTATTTTTACCGGATAGAAGCCGCATATTATCCTTGCGAGATAATCCAGCATGCTTAGCTTCATCCATGTTTATTAACTTCATCATGGTTGCTACTGGCATATTGACCAGCTTTCTCCATATGACATAGTCGTGTTTGAGCTTTATTGGATCTCTCTTAGCTTCACATAAGAGTTCTGCTACTTTCATTTTTCATCCTTAGGAGACCAGTACATAGACTTTGCTCCCTTTTTAATTGACTGGAATCCACCCTTCTTGTAGAACTTTACAAGAGCAGCTTGACTTAAGCGGCCCTTATCCCAAGGGAATAGTGTCAAATGAATTCCTGCTTTCTGAGCTTCGTCTTGCAGAACTTTCATGCCTCTCAAACCAACACCCTTACGATGTGGGTAAGAAGAGAACCATTTTACTTCAACTGCACCCTTCATGGAATGAGAAGTTTCAAGTTCAAAGTTTACAAACTCTTGTTCATCGCCTTCACCCCAAACAATGCAGCGCTGTCTATTGTCAAGTGGCCACACTTGGTACTTGTCATACATAAACTTGATCCAGTCCTTGACCTTAGGGTCAGGACCAGACAGCGTTATCGCTTCAATGAGGGCGTGAAGTTTCATTTCTTAGCCTCAGCATTTTTAACTCTTTCCATGATGTCATCGTGCAATCTCTTAGCACGAGAGAAAACCGTATTGGCAAATTTTGCCTTAGCATTTGGGGTTTCAGCCATCAACTCTACAAAATTTCTATAGTTGGTAGGAATAGAACCCCATGAACCGTATGCAGCTGCATTGTTAGCACGTAACCAATCTTCCATTGTGGCACGATTGAAACCGTCCTTAACCAATTTTTCAAGAGATTCAGCAGCAGCCACGGCCATCTCGCGTTCAGATTTATCCCAGCTCCATCCACCCTGCTTTCCTGCAGGTAACTTGCGCATGTTCTTAAAGATGTCATCAAGGTAACCTTCAACTTTCTTCTTTAGCCCTGGCAAGAATGTGTCATTCATGTCCTGGAGAATGTCTTGCGCTTTACCATCGCTTCTATCGCGTGCAATTTCTGCATTGTGATTGCCACGGGTTGGATTCCAACGATCAGAATACTTGATGAAATAATATTCGCCAGCACCAAAAGATTTGATTGCATCAGCAAAAGTTTTATCGAAGATCGTCTTATCGTTTGTCGACAAAACAACTGGCTTTCCGCCCTTCGAGTATTGAAAACTGCTATAACCAATAGCATAAAATTCACCATCTTTACCAACGCTGAGAACGACCCCTTTTAGGATCATGCTGAGACTTGGTTTCGACTTCATTATTTCAGGGAGTTCGTGAGCATCCAAAGTAAACTGCTTGTAAACCTTGCTGATAAAGGACTTCGGAAACACATTGGAAACAGGTGGGGCGACCTTTTCTGTTACAATTGATTCGAATAATTCGCGAACTTTCATGCTATCTCCAAGTTAAATGTACTAAACTTATTTATTAAACCTTCAAACTGTTACACTTTAACTGTGTACTTTTGTCAGGATGCAGTGTATAATACACTTATCGGTAGATTAAAAAGGAGTTTGAAATGTCTACATTGACCGTTGCTGAAGTTACACAGAACGTTTTGGATGAAATCCAAGATTGCTCCATCAAAGAACTTCGCAAGATTCTGTTCGACATGGGTATCGATGGTACCTGCTGGACACGAAAACAACTGATTGCTGAAATCGTGGACTTGGAAGTTCATGCTTACGTTCACTAAGGATTAAAATGGCACGCAGCATTTTCCTCATCCGCGAAAAAAATACTCAGGCGTTTTGCTCGAGTTCAAAACATTGTCTCTTCAGTGTCTTAGAAGATGGTGCGATTTATGTTAATCAGCACAATGCAGAAAAAGCAATGAAGGACATGGTTCGCAGGGACAAGGATTACAGGTGGAGGGCAGGACATACTTACTTTACTCCAAGTGAAGAAGAATTTCACCGTCTTGTCGATGTTTACAAAAAGGACAATCTTGAACTGAAATTGCTCAAGATGGATTTGGAAGTTGTCAAATATTATTTAACAGAGGCCCACAAATGAAACAACCATATCTTATTCAACGTGCCGAAATCAACACCCCTCTCGCACCAAAAGATACACGTCTTTCCCAAGCAGTTAATTTTGACTACATGGGATCGGCAGAGTTCGAGTTTGGCGCTCTTCCAGAATCCTTCCGGGCAATCGAATTGGACTCATGGATATGGAAATGTCGTATTGTTCCCGAAATCACTGAAGGCGATACCCCTCTGCGGGTTTGGTCGGCACTCAACGATGAAGACTTCAAAGAGTATGTCGAATTTCTGAAAAAGGCTCGTGACACGCATTCGGTAATTCACACCAAAGAAGCAGTTCACTTTGAAAAAGATCGTGTGAAATCAAAATATGGAACTAATGCAGATTTCTGGTGGGACATTGACAATCACGTTATGTTCGGCTTCAAGAAAGAGTTCATGAAACGTGTCGGTGACTATGTTGCTTCCAGTCTCAAGTACATGAATGAACGATAAAATGACAAAATGGTTTTACAATGACCCAACAGGGGTTAAGATGGATGTTGAACGGCATCGTCAAAAACAGTTTGAACTTGAACAGAGGGTTCTTGAACTTGAGCATGCAGCAGCATCTGATCCCGAAAATGAGTTTGTTGCTGTTGCTCTTCGGACTTATCAACATCTTCTCTGCCAACTTTTGGAGAGTAAGGTGAATGCAGTTTCTAAGATTGGAAAATAAAATGGAAAAAACTCCTGCTGGTTATGTTGTCTATTGGACGTCTCAGACGACATTAAAGAATCCTGGGTATGATACTCCAAAATTCAAAGCAAACATGAAGTGTGTCAAAACTTTTGATGCAGCACTGAAACTTTTAAATACCCTGGATGAAGCACAAAAACTCGGTGAATGCTATGGCGGCCGGTTAGTTTATCATGTTAGCGGAATCCATCAGTTAGGATAATAAAATGACCCGAGAAGAACTCATTGCTGCTATTCTCCGTATGGTTCATTGTGGAGATCCGGATGTTGAAGACACCGATATCGGATCTACAGTTTCGGAAATCAGATTGATGGACGATGTGGAACTGGGGAAAATGTTTGAAATGATAAATGAGTTCGGTGATCACATCGATAACCTTTAAGTTTACGTCAGGTTAGTTCTGTGATATAATATAGTCACGCACATACAATAGGTAAATTATGGTAAAGAATAAATCAATCGAAGAAAAGTTCCGCAAACTCTCAGAAGTGGAACACGTTCTTCTTCGTCCAGGCCGCTATATTGGCGCAATCACCCCTCACACTGAAAATACTTTCGTCTATGATTCAGCATCCAAGACGATGGTCAAGCGTGAGGTAACCTACAACCCCGGCTTCATCAAACTCTTCGATGAAGTTATCTCCAACTCAGTTGACCATTCCAAAACAGTGGATGGCAAACACGTTGACACCATTCGTGTTGATGTCGACCAAGCAAAAGGTGAAATCGTTGTCTATGACAATGGTGGTATCCCAGTCCTGAAGCATTCTGAATATAACCAATGGGTTCCAGAAATGATTTTTGAACTACGCGCTGGTTCAAACTTCAATGATGAAGATGAATCGATGCTCACTGGTCAGAATGGTGAGGGTGCTGCTCTTACCAACATCTTCTCGAAAGAGTTCATTGTTGAAACTTGCGATTCGAAAAACAAGTTCAAGATGAAGTTCGCTGAAAACTCTCAGGAGCGTAACCCTGCAAAAGTCTCTGCTGCTGAAGGTGCAAAGGGTTTCACTCGAATCACTTACTTCCCAGACTTCGAGAAACTTGGATGCGAGTTTACTGATGACAACATGACCATGCTTCAGAAGCGGGTCGTTGACGTCGCCGGTTTGAACACCCATCTGAAAGTTTACTGGAACGGTGAACGCATTCCTACCCGCACTTTTAAGGACTATGTAGAACTTTACACTGGTCCAGAAGGTGAGTATGCTTATGACGAAACCGATAACTGGAAAGTTGCAGTCTCTGCTTCTGAAGACGGTTTCCAGCACATCTCTTTCGTAAATGGAACGCACACTAAAGAAGGTGGTACCCACATCTTGTATGCAGGTATGCAGATTTGGGAACGCATCCGCGAATACATTAAGAAGAAAAACAAAATCGATATCAAGCCATCTGAACTGCGTCAGCACATGACCTTGTATGTTGATTGCTCGATTGTTAACCCTCGTTACTCCAGCCAGACCAAGGAAAACTTGATGACTGAAGTTAAGGACTACAAGACCTCTTGGGAAGTTCCTGACAAGATGATTAACAAGATTGTCAAGTCTTCAATCATCCAATCCATTCTCGACTGGGCTGATGCTAAAGCAAAACAAGAAGAGATTAAAGAACTTCGTAAACTGAATAAGGAAGCTTCCAAGACTAATCCTAAACACGTTGAAAAGTTTACTGATGCGGTTGAAAAGAAAGACCGCCATCTTTGCGAAATCTATTTTGCAGAGGGTGATTCTGCTCGTAACTCTATTCAGTCTGCTCGTGGTAAGAACACTTTGATTGGTTCATACAGCCTTCGCGGTAAGCCACTTAACATTCATGAAGCATCCATTGCTGACATTCTCGCTAACAGAGAACTTGCTGCCATTCTTACGATCACGGGATTGCAAATCGGTGAAAAAGTTCGGACAATCACTGACCTTCGGTTCGGTAAGTTCGTCTTGATGACTGACCAGGACTTGGATGGATTCCACATTCGCTCTTTGTTGATGGGATTCTTTGCACGCTTCTGGCCGGAACTTTATGAGATGGGAGTTATCCACCATTTCAACACTCCACTCTATATGACTGTTCAGGCTAAGGGTGTCGTTAATGAGTTCTTCACTCAAGAAGAGTATGACAAATGGGCAAAGACTGCTCCTAAACACAAGGCAGATTACTACAAAGGACTTGGTGGTTTCGATACTTCGGACTTCAAACGGTTCCTCGAAAATCGGGAACAGTATCTGACCAAAGTTACGGGTCTTAAGAAGGAAGACATCGCAAGATTGGAACTTGCATTCTCTGGTGAAATGGCAGATGATAGAAAGGAATGGTTAAGTGAGATCAACTACTGGTCAGTTGACGAATGACCCCAGTTTTCTTTTACCACTAATCAGGTTATAATACATTATGCAAAATACTTCCGTTACTAAATTCTTAGACGAGAAACTTCGTCTCTATTCAGCCCATTCAAATGTTCGGGGTATCCCGTTCATCGGTGATGGATTCAAACAAGCGCATCGTAAAGCACTTTGGGGTATGCTCAAACGCGGTGAAGGTGCTGACCTGGATACCGTTGAACGTATTGCTGCTTCGACAGCATCTCTAACCGATTACCACCACGGTGTTGGGTCAATGGAATCAACCATTGTTGGTATTGCACAGAATTTTTCAGGCTCAAACAACATCCCGCTGTTTGATGCAAAAGGACAGTTCGGAAATCGTCTAAGCAAGAAAGCATCTGCTGGTCGTTACATCAAAGCAAAACTCTCCTCATCATATCGTGCTCTCTTTAAACGCGAAGATGACTTGATTATTACTCAGCACATCTCTAATGGGATGGCTGTTGAACCCCACTTCTTCACTCCTATTCTCCCATTGGTTTTGGTTAATGGTGCTGAAGGTATGGGCACTGGACACTCTACCTACATCTTGTCCTACAATCCTACTGCTCTGAAGGACGGGATTACTGCAGTTCTGAATGGTAAGAAACTTACCCCAGGCAAAATGCTTCCTTATTGGAATGGTTTCAATGGCACTGTTCGCCGTGAGGTCGAAACGAATCAAGTTGTCATCGAAGGCAAATACGAAATCGAGAAGAAGCGGTTTGGTGCTGTCATCAAGGTAACTGAACTACCGGTTGGAATGCAGTCTGATGCTTATGAAGCTCACCTCTTGAAGATGGAAAAGGCAGAGATAATTAGCAACTTTGATAATCTTTCTGAAGAAGCAGGATTTGAGTTCGTTATTACTGTCCCAAATAGCTCCAAGTTGATGAAGCAGACTGACGATGAACTTAAGAAGTCTTTGAAGCTTATCTCCCGTGAAACAGAAAATCTGACTGTATGGGATGGTGGTGGTTCATTGCTCCGGTTCGAAAGTGCTGAAGCGTTGCTTGAACACTGGGTAGGTTGGAGACTTGCTCGCTATGAAGATCGCCGGGCCGCACAGATCAAGAAACTTCAAAGTGAAATTGATTGGGCTTCGGAAAAAGTTCGGTTCATCAAGTTCTATCTCGCTAACGTGAAGTTCTTCCGTGATAATGGTAAGGCAGATATTCTTGCTCGACTCACTGAAGAGAAGTTCAAGGAAGCAGATCGTCTTCTCAGCATGCCGATCTATAACTTGACCCGCGATAAGATCAAGGAACTCGAAGAAGAGTTGGATGAGTTGCGCAAAGCACAGAAAGCGTTGAAAGAAGACAATGCTACTGATATGTTCAAACGTGAAATTAAAGAACTGAAAGTATGAAGTTAAGCGAATTATATCCGGATCCAGATGAAAGAGAAAAATTTCTATGGGAAATGGCAAATTTAACAGACGAAGAAACAGGTATTGAGAGAGTTGTTATCTGGGCAAGTCAAGCACAAGATGGTGCAATGCGTCATGGGCCAAGAGTAAAAGTATCTGCTCATTTTACAAATAAGACCATAATGAATGATATGTTTGTTCTGACAATTCAGGATAACCCGCAGATAGTTGCGGGAGAATGTTATCTTTCTTCTGATGCAGAAGAGGACGTTAAAACTTGGGTATCAAAAAATAAAGAGGTGTTACTCAAGTATTGGAGAGGTGAAATTTCTACAGGACAGTTTTTAAAATCAGTTGATAAGGTCTAACATGTATAAAATTATGGTTGTTTATCGGTTTTATCAAGCGAGTAGTGGAGTAGCATTGACATCTCAGGTCATCGAATTTGATACTGAGATCGAAGCAAATATTGCTGTGGTTAATTTACTTAAACCGGGACACCTGCCTCAACCGACTGTTGTCAAACTTTATACAGAATAATGAACATTTCTCTAGCGTTTAAAATTCTCGGCATCACAAACATTGATGATCGGAAATCTGCCTATAAGAATAAGGCAATGGTCCATCACCCAGATCGAGGTGGTGATGAAGAAAAATTCAAAGAGGTAAAAGAAGCATACGAGTATTTGCTTGACTATGCTTGCAAGTCTTCGAGAAAGCGTAGCCTTGATACCATGAACTGGGTAGCAATTTCTATTGAAGATGCATTCAATGGTGGTGAAATTGCATTTCGATACAAGGACGAAAAAGAAGAAATCATCGTGCCCATCGTTAAATCTGAGCAAGATACTGTTTACATCCGTGACGAACTACATCGAGTAAA